CTAGGGCTTCGACGATGACGGTTTTGAATTTGCCAGCTCTGGCATCTTCCATGAGGCCGAGTAATCCGTCTCGTCCGAAGATCGAGGCACCCGAGCGCGCTTTGTCGAAGTATTCTCCTGCGACAACGAGACCGTTTCGAATTGCGAACTCTCGGCAAACAGCGATTTGATCGTCAACTGACCGCTCGTTTTGGAGATCAGTTGAGAACCTCGCATAAATGGCTGCTCTGTTTTCTTGCATGCTTCCTCACTATTTGCCGCTGCCAACGCCCTGTCGCGACGCGCATCAGCTTTCGCCAAAGCTCGGACAAATGCAAGTAACCGTGGATCGACGTGCGTCATCGTCTGACCCTCCTTGCGTCGTGATGCTTTGGCTCAATCATCCTGTGAACCAAAAAGTTGAAGTTGAGATGATGGCTGGGGTTGGTCCGGTTTCGGTTGAGGCTGGAGCCATTTCGGCGCCGCCTCTGCCGATTCTGCGGGCGTCGGTGTCCACTCAAAAAATCCGAGTGCGCCGACTGAGGGAATAAAGTCAACCGGACGGGTGTCCCTCAGCAATAATCCTTTAGGCCCAAAGAACCAGCGACTGTCGAGTTCTGTGACGATATCGGCGATGGTAGTGATGCCGATGATACCGCCCCGCTGAAGGTCGCTTGGGGCAGGGCAGGTAACGCCGAGCGTGGCCATAAATTCAGCGGCATCCTCGTATTCGGCGCGTGTCATTCCCTTCGCGGCATGCACGCAGCATGCGCCACGGAATTTCAGGCCGGGATTGCCTTTCTTCCAGCTTCGGTTTTCGACCGGTTTACCGGCGTGAACGATTGCCCACGCCCATGGCTGACGAACCGATATAGCGAGCTTCGGCAACGTTGCGACCGTGTTGATCATGCCTATTCTCCTTGCAGCGTTATGAGAATGGAAAGGATGCTTTCACCACGCTGATGGAGCATCATTGCAAGGTTGCCCACGTCGACAGGGTCCCCCTTTTCGACGTGCTCGCGGAGAAGGCTGGTTAGAAAAAGTTGAGAGCAATCATCCTTGTCCTCCCAACCTCCTCTGCCTTCGCCTCGCTTTTTCGCCAACTTGGCCTTCATCGCAGTTGCAAAGCGATCAACTGCGATATCGTCCGGATGAACGTCCTTTTCGTCCGGAGAGTGGCCATTTTGATATTCTTCGCCGAGGTTGAGGAGCTCCGCAACGGCAGTGGCTCCTACTGCTCCGATGACGTCGCTGACTGTGCAAACCTGGAAGCCCAACGTCACATTCGTTGTCGAACCTACCTTCGTCCTTATGGGAGACTTCCAGACCTCGTTACCTTTGGAATAGTAGAGCTTATCACTCATCGCACAGTGTCCTTAAGTTCACGAGCTTCCTCTGCCATTAAAGACCTGCCGGTCCTCAACTCTTCAATCTGGTGGATCATGGCTTCAGCGCGCTCTACAACATCGGGGCGATTATTGGCGTTTCCCCACGCAATTTTCAGACGGCTGGTGTGAACAACTGGCCCAAACTTGTCGGTGAGGATAGCGCCGGCAGCGATCGCGAGCGCTTTTTTTGAGAGAGCAATGTCGAAGTGGACCCAGGAGGCGTCGCGATGCTTTCCGAATGATAAGGTCTTGTGTCCCTGTATCCACTTGCGCTGCACGCCAATCTTGTCGACCATAGCGAGGAGATCTGCGTCGGTGTCTGCCCAAAGATGGCACATCACCATGTTTCCGAATTTGTGGCGCACATCGTCAACATAGACGGCCATCGTCTAGCCCTCCTGCCTTGCGGGTGCTGTGCGAACAACATGAAATGCGTTGCGGCGATCACGTGCCTGGTTGAAGCGGTCTCGTTGGGCACCATCACCCATAACCCATGGGTAAAGCAGCCCTTGATCGACACAGCTTTTAGTAAGCCGTTTTGCGCGATCTAATGGGCTTTCGGGTTTCGGTTTATCCATTGTTCGAACCCTCGTGCTTTGCGGGTGCTGCGGCGTAAAGCTTGGTGCGGTAAGGAAATTTCTGGATATCAACCAGAGCGACCAATTCCCGCTCGCCAAACGCTTCCGGATCGCCGTGCTTCGAGACGATCTCCGCAACCGCCACGTCCTGCACCTGTGCGGAAATTGACCGAAGAGTTGCCTTGGCTGCGATGGCGATTTGATCCCCGCCAACTATGAAATCCATTGCGCTCGATACACGACGACGGAATTCATCATCGATCCTGCGCGGCTCATGGCCGGGCTTTCCGATACCGTGTTTCGCATCAAATAGATGGCCTTCCAAAGCCTCAACCTCAATGCAGAAATCAATTGCTGGTTCTGGATGATGACCGAACCGGCCAACCTTTTCCGGTGTGTCCTGCACCTGTGCGGTTGCCGGATCGAGCTTGCGAATGCCGTCGATGATCTCTTCCAACTCGCCAACATATTCCTCGCCGCTGCCAGGAAACTCAGTAAAGCCGGTCGAGGGGTCGTAAGAACCGTGTTCTCTGACATAATCATCGCGGCGCTTTTCGACGAACCGCGCGGCAAGCTCGATCCTCGCCAGGTCCTGCACCTGTGCGGAGAGGGCGGAAACAGCAGCGCGGAAAATCTTGGGCGCGTGCCATTTCGGGTCAAAGATGATCGTATTGGGGCCGGGATAGTTCTTCACGAAATATGCCGTGAATTGTTCAAGCGCCTCAGATGTAGCCTTCACGGCCACGGATGGCGCGGTAGACTGTGGCGGATTAAAGTCTCTCAACGCAAAAGAGCGTTCGGCATTTTTCTCGATATCTCTTGCCACCAACAACCACTGTGGTTCCGGATGCCACTCGGTCGCGCCGAACTCGATGCGGATTGGCTGGATTTTGCGCGTGGATATCTCACCCCGCCAATTCTTGTAAGGCAATTCCAGAGGCTCACCTGCCGGCTTCGCAGCGGACAGCGCGGCTTCAACTATCGCCCGCCGAGCAACCTCTTTCACCTGGTCATCGCGCCAATGACCCATAGGATGCTCCTTGATAACGGAGAGCATCGCACTCTTAACGGCCTTCTCTACCAACTCGTCAGTCTGCATGGTGTTCGCCTCCTGTGCTGGTGATGGTCAGTCTGGCGAGGGGATGAGGCATGAACTCGACAGGATCGACGGGGCTTTCACCTTCGATGTCCCACCAATAGGCCTTATTCTCGTTATCCGACCAAAGCGCCTCGTAGACGCGGCCATCTGCATCGCGCACCCAAACTGGATAGGAATTGCCTATCCTCATGTCGCCGACAATGTGGACGTGAGAGATGCTTTTGTCGGCTTCAGAAATCGGAAGCCACATAGCCGAGGATGACGGTGGCGTGCACAAATAGACGGGCTCTGAAAAATAATCATTCTGCTCTTCATAAACCGTCATCGACCCGGCAAGGCCCTCACGCATCGCTTTTGCCCGGGTGGCCGTCACATAGCCGAGAGGCTTATGTGGAAGGTTTTTCGATTTGGTCCCGCGGAAAAGATAGACAACCTCGGTCGGGCCTTTGCTGCCCGCAGCTGCGATTTTTTCGATGTTCTCAACATCGCGGCTCAGATACTCGCAGCCGAGATAATCCACCGTCATGGCGGCGTATGGCTCACCGTCACTGAAAATGATATCAGTCGGCTCGGGTAGCACGGCGATCGTGCCTGGCTGAAGAGAGGCCGCGCGTAAAGCTTCCGTATCAAAATCTTCAACGGGCTCGATCCGGACACTTGTCATCGCGATCACGCCGGCTGCAAGCGCATCAGCCCACCGCTTCTGAACGCCAGCCGGGAGATCGTCCCACTTTTTCCCGTATTCGCCAGTCATGAAGTTTTCGTAGAGCGCCCGGGCTGGGTTTGGAGTGATAGATTTTTCAGCCGTGAGCATTGGCGCGTCCCCTCACTTCCATGAGATCGGAAAAGGTACAGAGGAAGCTCGCGGCGAACCGCTGGCTTAGCTCATTCTTCTCGTCTCGGCCCATGTGATGATTGGCAATCTCGAGCGCTGATACTGCGCCGAGTACCATCAGTTTATTCTCGACGGAGAGACCCTCAAGGATCTGCTGGATGACGTTCGTCGCTTGTAGTGTGGTTTGATCCATGTTCATCGCCTCACACGCGCATCGGCATGAGAACGATGAGATTTTCCTTATGGTCGCCGTCCGCACGAAAGATCGTGGGGCTAGTGCTCTCCCCAAGGGCAATACGAACGGTGCCTTCTGGCAGGTGCTCAAGCGCCTCGAGGACGTATTTCGCGTTGAAGCCCGTTTCCATTTCAGCCTGACCGTCATAGGCGACTTCGTCTTCCGCGCTGCCGGCATCAGGATTGGTCACGAGAAGCTTCAGCGTGCCTTCCGAGAAGTGGAACTTCATCGCCCGGCCGCGCTCCGTTGAAACCGACGACACACGGTCGACGGCCGAGGCGATGGCTTTGGCATCCGCCGTCACGTCGGTGGCGTTGTTAGCGGGGATGACCCGGACATAGTCAGGGAAGGTGCCGTCAATGAGTTTCGACACGAGGCGTGTTCCGCCGACGGTGAAACAAATCCTTGCGTCGCTGAGCTCGACGAAAACGTCCCCATCTTTCGGCAGGATCTTCGAGAGCGTCGCGACCGTCTTGCGCGGAATGATCACGCCGGGCGCATCAGCCGGAACATGATCGATCATCACGATCCGTTTCGCGAGGCGATGCCCGTCGGTCGCAACGAACAGCATGCCGTCAGTCGTCGGATGCATGTAAATCCCGTTCAGATAGTAGCGCGTCTCTTCGGTTGAGATCGCAAAGCCCACCGCCGCAATTGCAGACTGCAGGGCTTTCGCCGGTATCGTGAACTTGTGAGGCAGGTTGCTGACATCCATCGACGATAGATCGCTGGGCGGCAAGGCCTGCAATGAAAACCGGGATCGGCCCGCCTTGAAGGTTACCGAATCGGGAGAGCCTTCCCGCTCTTTCGCCTCAGCCGAGATATCCGCTCCGTCAGGGAGCTTGCGGACAATATCGCGAAGCAGGTGGGCTTGGACGCTGAACGGCTGAAAATCCATTGCGACAGTGGCCGAGAATTCGACCATAGCTTCCGTATCGAGATCGGTCGCCCGAGCCCGCAGGCCTCCATCAGTCCGCTCGATCGCGACGTTCGCGAGGATCGGGATTGTGTTTCGTCGCTCGACGACATCACTGGAAAGCGCGAGGGCGGCGGCAAGGGCTGATTTGCTGGCTGTGAACATGCTTATTCCTCCGCGCTTTCGGCGTCGTTTGCTGGTTGCTGGATGAGGGATTTGCAGTCGTCGGAAATCCGGTAGTGGAATTTGGGTGACCAGTATGAGGTGTCTATAACGACGTTCTGCGGCTCGCCTTCTCGATGGCATTCGGCATAGATGCGGGCGAATTCATCGAGGGTTTCAGCCCAGATCTCGCTCTCATATTCCCAGAAGGAATTTGCCTCGTGTTTATCGAGGCTGTGATCCTGATGCGTTTGCGGCTGCGAGGTTTCAAACATTTCGATGGTATGGACGCACCGCGGCGCATTTCCATGGGTGCCGTCGGGATTGACGCTGATCTCGATATTGCCGCGCTGTTCGACATATCTGAAAGAGAGCTCCTCCCCAGGGCGGAAGAGTGGTTTTTGACCTGCTGAAGCGGTCGTTAGAAACGGCAGCCATGCTTCAGGCGAAGGTTTGCCCGTCGGCAAAACTTCGTCGATCATGAACGTTGGATACCAGGTTTTCTCTGAAGTCATGGCTGCTGCTCCTGTCAGGCCTGCATTTCCGGAGTGCCCTGGAAGCTTGGCAAAGCCGTATCGGCCGCGGCGCGCGTCAGGTCATCGCGCACCTGCTTGGTGACGTAGTGGTCGGGGCGGTAGAGGTGGAACGACCAGACGAGACCGGAAGGCGTCTTGCGGTACCGGAGGCGCACGGGAATGCGCGCCGTTTCCCCTTCGAAGAAAGGCGGAACCGAGAGAATGAACATGCCCGGCACGTCGATCCGGTTGCCTTCCTTGTCGTGGGTTTGATGATCTTCCTCGAACACAATCTGCCCGGCGCCGTTCTGCAGCGATACGACATTCTTCACACGCGTTTCGGCGGTGACCAAAAGACCGCGGGAGAGGGTGACGAGCTGGTTCGGGAATGCCACCTTGAACGAAAACTTGTTCTGGAATTCGAGCTCTTCAGCCTCGTCGGGAGCAGCGAGATCGGCGATGTGATCTTCAATGAACTCGGCAAAGTCGGTTTGCGATATCCCCTTACCGTTCATCGCAGTCCAAGCCTTCCATTCCTCAGAGAGGGGGAACTCGTACTGGATGCGGTGCTTGCCGTTATCGGCTGCTCCGCCGTTTTCTTTCTTGTGATAGTCGATCACGGCTGTGAGGGATGGTCTTTGCCAGTCCATGTTCGCGAAGATCACGGAGTGCTCAGTCTTGTGACGGTCCACCAGTTCGATAAAGCTCGCCAGCGTCGTGACGCGAGCCGTCCCGAGTTTCGTCTCGGGGCTGGTACGCCAGCTGTTGAAGAGATCCTTCGTGCCGGTGACACTGCCGTCCTTCGGATCGAAAATGACTGGAACCTGCTTGGGGACACCAACCGCATCGCTGGGGGCGTCGATGAAGCGGACATCGAGGCCGGTTTCCTTTGCAAGATTTGCAATCGCCGCGACGGCGGATGCATTGAGCATGTCAGTAGCCACTGGGTGTTTCCTTTCCTGGCTGTCTTACTGGTTGAGGTTGGGACGGCTGCGGTCGATTTCGCGCGGGCCGGGGAACATGTCGTGCTGCTGTGGATGCTCGGTGGACAGGCGCCCACCCTCAATGACCCAGTAGACCGAGGCCTTTCGGGGCAGCTTTGGCAGCGTCGGGGGCGGGATTTCCGCATTGATCTCGACCATGCCGTTCTTGACGGCGAGGTTGAGCTTGAGGGAAACGCCACCCTTGTAAGTGACGTTGGGTCTGTCATTCGAAAGCTCGAGTAGCTTTTCGAGGGTTTCCGTTAGCTTGGTGGAAAGCTCGGCGTTCAGATCGCCGCTTTCCAGCATGCCGAGGAGGGATTGCGCATCTCTGATGATCTGCATGGTCTACTCCGGTTGAAAGAGAGGTGAGCCGTTTCTCAGAACGGAATGTCGTCATCCATGTCGTGGCTGAAATCGCGGCCGGTGCTCGGGCTTGAATTGCCGGAACCAGGTTGCCGGCTGGACTGCCGCCCGTACTGATCGGGATCAGACGCAGGCGGTGGACGGTTGCCGCCGCTCTGGCTGTCGAGCATCGTCAGTGTCGCGTTGAAGCCGTTAAGCACCACCTCTGTGGTATATCGGTCACCACCGTCGGAGTGCTGCCATTTCCGGGTTTGCAGTTTGCCTTCGATGTAAACCTTGGCGCCCTTCTTCAGGTACTGCTCGCAGATCTTGACGAGGCCTTCGGTGAAAACGACGATGCTGTGCCATTCGGTGCGCTCTTTCCGCTCGCCACTCACCCGATCCCGCCAGCTTTCGGATGTGGCAAGGCGCAGACTGGCAATGGCGTCACCACCTTGCGTACGCCTGATTTCAGGGTCGGCGCCGAGGTGGCCGATGAGAATGACTTTATTGACCGATCCGGCCATCACACTGTCCTTTCAATTTTGGGGAAGGCGTCGTGAACAATGCCGTCTAGAAGGCGACCAGCGGCCTTTTTGCCGACCAGTTTGACGGAGTGGTGTGACGAGGGCGCCGGAAGTACGCGGGCCCAGGACCAAGGCTTATGGTCCATCTCAATCAGATATCCTGATTGCGATATGGCGAAAGTTGAGCATTCACGCTCGGAACGCTTCACGTATTCGGCGTCGGTTTCGTCTTCGTTGCGGTCAAGCTTCCATGGAACTGGTTTCCATGCGCCCCACTGTTTAAAGAAGAACGGGACGTTAGCTTGCTGACATTGATCTCGAATGGATTGAGCCCATGCCGGATGCATAGGCCGCGCTTTCGGGCCACTTTCACCGCCAAGAACAACCCAGTCGATTCCTTTGCCACAGCGTTCATCATGATGATGGTGTGGCAAGGTAGGATCGGTTTCGTGGAACCTATCGTGGATAACCTCGCCCTGCTGACCATTGTGCCTGTGCGTTCCGCCACATCCTCTCTGGCCGCCCATCCACAAGGTTCCACCAGCGGACTTCATGAGATCAATCCCACCGAGCATCGGTTCGATGCTTATCCATCTAACCGCAGCTGGAGTTTGGAGAAGAAGCGGTATCCTTTCATCCGCTCGCGATTGATCCTCGGCTGAAACCCCTGCCCAGACATTCGGTAAGATGACCGGTGGGCTAATGGTGTGCCGACCAAGCTCTCCCTGTATGATATTTTCCCAACGTCGGCGCGCGAGCGGTTGATTGCTCAGATAGGCAAGCATCCTATCGGGACGCTTTGTAAGAACCTGAAACGTGTGACGAGAAGCTACCGCCATCACTGCGAAAACTCTGTCGATCCATTCGTCTGGCACGTTTTCGGCGAAGAGATCGCCATGTGCACAGACAAAGATCATCCGTGGCCGCTTCCATTCGAGCGGCTGGCGCAGCCATTCTTCGTTGAGCCTTACCTCACCATTCCAGATTGGCCCGGCCTTCGACGGCGACGTTAAGCCGTTGCGGCTGGCAGTGTGTTTCAAGCGGGTGCCGGCAAGCTTCATCGCATAGCAGTTGGTGCACCCCGGCGACACGACAGAGCAGCCGGTAATCGGGTTCCATGTCGCATCGGTCCATTCGATATGTGTCCCGTCAGCCATGGTGTTCCTCCCGATGCGACGGCATCTCGAGCCTGTATCCAAGGTGGCGACTGGTGATGATGGAGACGCCATGCGGAGCTACCGATCGGCGTAGGCGGTTCAAGAAGGCATAGGTGCAACCACGGGCATCCAGCGGGCCACCGTCCGGATCGTCGCTATAGACGCGGTCGGCAAGTTGGTCGGCTGATAGAAAGCTCCTGGCTTCAGCCAGAGCCAGAAAGATCTGTCGCTGGCGGCGGGGCAACATGATCCGGTCCGCGAGTTCGATAGCTTCCTGTTTCATCGGCCGCTCACGATCTTCCGATGCATGAGGTTGTTGTTGGCTGCATTCATCCGCTGCTGGATCCCTATCAACCGGTCGAAGTACTCCAGAAATGCGAGTTCGGCCTTCGCGGGTGCCCACGGCGTAATTGCGCCGATGGTCAGGGGAGCGGGAAACTTGGATAAGGGATACTTCTTGCGCGCGGCTGCGCCAAAAAGGCTTTCCGCCTCGGCGGCAGCCATGCGGACATCCATGCGCTCGACAGCGTGCGCCTGTTTCTTCGTCCACGCACTCGGAGCGGGCAGACCTGCCGCCGCATAGATGGCACTGTCCCATCCGGCCTTTGCTGAAGCGACAACGGACCGGTAAGCTTCAGCAGCCTTAGGCGAAAAGTCGTCGAGCATTGCGGCGACAAGATCCTGTTTAGGGCGGCTATCGTCACCAAGCTTGTATTCGTGCGCATCATGCAGGAGGAACAGCGCCGCGGTGAGCTCATCTTCCCCTTCACGCAAAAGCGCCTGAGCGCCCATAACGCAATGCTGGGCGTCGCTATATCCGACGCCAGGATATGTTCCGGTAAAGCGATTGATTTTGGCGAGGCCGAACGCCACCTCGTTGAAATCGATCTCACACGCTTCGGGATGCGCAAGGTCCATCAACGAACCGTCCGGCCGAAAGAAGTCGATGCGCTTGCTGCAGAGGCGGGGGGCGGAGATCGAGGTCATCAAACGATCCCTTCGATAGAATCGCTGGCAAGCATCGAAACGCCACAGACCAGACCGGTGGCTGAAACCAGTGCGAAGAACACAGCGAGTGCAAAAAGCACGCGGCAAAGCAGATCGACCCGGGGCGCGAGTTCGTTTTGAACCTGCTCTCTAGGTGAAGCGCACATCGGCAAGATTTGGATCATAGGAACATCTCCATCCGTTTCGGATGCCGCCCCCGATTTGAGGCGGTCACCGAAATCGGACGTGGGTCATGCAGCCCGTTTGCGAATTTGCCGCACAGCCTGATCGTAGGCGCGGGCTCTTGCGCGGGCGCCGTATCGTGCGATTTCAGCTTGCGTGAAATGACGGTTCAGTTCTTCGGACGTGCAACCGTCGCCGTAGCGGCGCATGGCGTCAGCCATATCCTGAATGAGTTTTTCTTCCTTGCTCTGCATCTTGCTCTCCATCCTCTGAAAGGTTGGACCGGATGGCGGGGCAGGGGATTGGGCGCCATCCGGTCGTCTCCATGCCATGTGGTTCGGCTTGGATGAACAGCGTTATAGTGGGAAACATCCCACTTAGCAATAGGAAAAGTGGGATACGTCCTATCGGTACATTTGCTTCCCATCCAATGACAAAAATTCCCTTTTGAATTGAGTGGCTTGGGAAGTTGCGCGAAAAACGAATCAGTTTGGACTCGACTCTTTCAGCAAGTCATGTCTTTTTTGACGAGAACGAAATGAGAACAAACGGGAGAGGAAGATGGCAACGCCGCCGGTCAATCATCCAGACGCCATGCGATTGGTTATCGAGCTAGACTCGCTTTACGTGGCTTGTGATGATTGCGGGCACTCGCGCCTGCTTGGTTACAGAAACCTTCGGGAGGCGGCAGCCTTAGGCGTGCACAACTACATGCAGTTGTGTCGTAAAATACGTTGTTCTGAATGCCCAAAGGTCCCGCCAACGCAGAGAAACCTCACTATAAGGCCGAAGTGGATCGAGGGTCTCGCCAGTCAAACAGTGGCGTGAAAAACGATCTTATGTATGGAGAAAACCTTGGATGACGGGAAAGTCACCTCGTTTGGCTCGTCATCCTCAGGATTGTGCTGCCATAGTCTCGTCACCTTGCTCGACTGCGAACGAAACTCCTTGATATAGCTTTCCCGCTGATTTTCCTCTTCGGTCGCGACCTGAACGATGACGTCATCGCCAGCGCGTACCGGCTCATTCGGGTTAATCCAGACAGTTTCGCCAGCTTTGAAGCGGGGCTCCATAGAAGTCCCGTAAACCCGTACAGCATACGCGCCTTCAACGCCCTCCAGCATCGGGGGAACGAATAGCCGCCCGACTTCAGAACCATTTAGAATAAAGCGACCATTTGGCCCACCAATCGATTGGCCGAGCAGGGGTATGTATCCGTCACCGTCAAACTTTTGGAAGCGTGGGGGGAAGCTTGCGTTCGGTTTGGTAGTGGTTTGGACCACCGGCTCTTCATCATCGGCCAACCGCACAACCTCTCCTCTGATCAGTGCATCGGCGTCCAGTCGCAAAGCCTTAGCCAGGTCAGGCATTTTCTTAAGCGTGACTGTGGATTTCTTACCGTCGACGAGATCGCGCAGGAAGGTCCGCTCGATCCCCGCTTTCACGGCGGCTTCTACCGGCCCAAGATCCAGTTCTTTCAGTCGCTCGATCGCAATTTTTTGAAGTGTGCTCATGCTGCGATAATAGGAAATTTCCCCCTCCAAATGCGAATGGGATGTTTCCTATTGCAAAGTGGGAAGTATCCCACTATAAGGGGTGCATGGAAACTCAACTTGCAAATCATCTGTTGGCTCTTTCGGAAGCGTTTTGCTCTGCCCGCGAACTGGGTGAGACGACTGTTGGGAGGCATTGCGCCGCTGACAGCCGTTTCTTTGCCCGCATTCGCTCGGGCAAGACGTTCACGGCGAAGAAGTATGACGAGGTCGTGGCTTGGTTCAGTTCGAACTGGCCCGATGGATCGGATTGGCCACGAGGTGTTCCGCGTCCACAGGAGGCGGCACGATGAAGCTGTTTCCAACCCTTTGTGTCGGAGTAGGGAAGAGGTCATCCCGCGTGGTTCATAACCACGAGATCGCGAGTTCGAATCTCGCCTCCGCAACCAGATACCTGCTCCCTTTCCTCCCGGGAGTATGCTGGCGCATGACGGTTGGGGGCTCCCGGCTGTCATGCGCCTTTTTCCGTCTGTTGTGCGATCGTCGCGCTCAATCCTCGACGATCCCTGTTGCTGAAACAGCGATACTCCTTCCGGAGCGTCTGCTTGTGCGGTTTCCGTGCCGGCTACCGCCGAGTGCGCCGACCGACAAGCTGGAAACGGAATTCGTCCACCGTCATTCGCCCGCCTTCGAGCATGTTGACGATGTACTTCGCCTCGCTGGGGGCGGCCTTCAAAAGCGCCGCTTCCTGTCGATCGAGGCGTGCATCCGTCTCGTTCAGAAAGTTTTCGATATCGGGGTGCGTCTCCAGAAGTTGCCGGAGAATGATCTCCAGCGCGAAGATGCGTCCCGTGATCTGGCTGCCGTCGTCGGCGGGAATATCGGTCATGAGTTGCCCCAGGTTGGTAGCGGACTGTTGCATGCTGTTCTGCCCTCCGGCGCTGAAAAAAGAAAGTCTCCGTCATGTGATCCCCCGTGATCTGCTGACGGACTGAACCTCACATTTTGATTTCTTTCCCGCCACGGGAAAACCGCACGGAAATTCCCGTAGCGGGAAACGTATTTTATTGTCTGGAGGCAGAGATGCAGGACGCGCTTACGAATGCCTGGTTTCACAAGCTTAAAGCTGCGAACCGACTTCTCATCAAGAAAAATGGAGGCATTGAGGACGCGGCGGAAATCTGCTCGCTTTCCAAAAGCCAGATCGGTCGGTGTCATGCCGATAGTGACACGGAGCTTTTGCCTTTGCCCGCGGTTCTGAGGCTTGAGGCCGAATGTGGCGATCCTTGCGTCACCCGCGTGATGGCCGGCCTGCACGGTTGCAAGTTGTCCGACCCTGAGCAGATGAACACTGACGGCACATGCCTTCTTCGCGGGTCGTTGGATATTGGCACTGCCGCCAACGAGTATCAGCGAAACGCTTCCATTGCCTATTCTGACCTCAAAGTGACCGTCAACGAGGCGCGTCAAGGCATGCGTGATCTCCAGAAGCTGATTGATGAAGCGACCGAACAGATGGGCCGGTATGCCGAGATCATCGCAAAAGGTGGCGAGAGCGCGGTCGCGCTGAAGATTGTTGGAGGGGGAGATTGATGAACTTCCTCCTGAAGGCGTGTGAAGACGACACCCTTATCTATGCGCAAAGCTGCATGGAACGCGGGCAGGCCGAAGGCGCCATCCCCGCAAACCGTCGGCCGTTGACGGGACATGAGACAGCGTTGATTGCCCGTCGCGCGACGCAAGACGGCTTCCTGCGCCTTGGCGTGTCCGTTTTCTACGAGCCCGAACCGGGCGTGCTTTGGCTCGACATGCTCTTTGTCGAGCCGGAATTTCGGCGGCAGAACGTCGGATGGCAGTTGTTGCTGGAGACCCGCGCGCATGCCGTGAGCCAGCAATTTCGCGAAATGAGTTTCGGCACGCTGCTGACGAACATGCCGATGCGATCGCTCGTCCGTCGTGAGCCGGGATTTTTCATGTCATCCGAAGTGCATGGGCAAGCGCTCGTCTTCTCGGAACGCCTGGCGCGGAGGGCGACGCAATGACGCCTCCGCTCTGCAAATCTAAAGCCGATCGTGATCGCCTTCGCCAGCGTGTCGGTGAAAGCCGCAAGGCGCAGCTGAAAGAAATCCGTCGACAGGTAAAGCGCTGGAGCGACGGTGCGCCGGCGGAAGATTGTTTGGCTGCCATCAGGGCTGCAATCGCTCATATCGGGGAGCGTGATTGATGCTCCGCCACTATAATCAATTCCTCGCATCGAAAGTCGCAATCGCCCAGGAAGGTGGTTTCGAAGTCTCGGCTGACGACATCAACCCGATTCTGCAGCCTCACCAGAAGCTGATTATCATCTGGGCATGCCGCGGTGGACGACGGGCAATCTTCGCAGCATTCGGCCTCGGCAAAAGTGTTATCCAGATTGAAATCCTGCGCATCGTCATCGCTCGGTTTGGCGGGCGAGGGCTGCTGGTGTTGCCGCTCGGCGTGCGCCAAGAGTTCCGGCAGGACTGTGAATTGCTGGTCACCGGCATCCATCCCCGTATCACCGATGCGCAGCGTGCCGCGCTTCGGGCTTGGCAGGAAGGTCATCCGGAGCGCGTGCCGTCGCTGACCTTTATCCGGTCGATCCCTGAGGCTGGTGAGACTGGCCTCTACATGACAAATTACGAGACGGTGCGAGAGGGCAAGATTGATCCCCGATTGTTCACTGTCGCGTCTCTCGACGAGGCTGCCTGCCTTCGCGGGTTCGGAGGGACAAAGACGTTCCGCGAGTTCATGCGACTGTTTGATGGCATCCGGTTCAAGTTCCTTGCCACGGCGACGCCTTCCCCAAACCAGTACGTTGAACTGTTGGCCTATTCCGCTTTCCTTGAAGTGATGGATGTCGGGCAGGCGAAAACGCGGTTTTTCAAGCGCAATTCGGAAAAGGCTGACACGCTCACCATCCATTCGCACAAGGAGCATGAGTTCTGGCTGTGGGTTGCAAGCTGGGGGCTGTTTGTCCAGAAGCCCTCCGATCTCGGATGCTCTGACGAAGGCTACGAGCTACCGGAAATTGAGGTGCGCTGGCATGAGTTGCCTGCTGACCATGCATCGGCCGGTACCGAAAAGAGCGGGCAGGGTCGCCTTCTGCGCAATGCTGCAGCGTCTCTTTCCGACACGGCGAGGGAGAAGCGGGATAGCCTGGGTATACGCATTGCCAGAATGATGGAACTGCGCGCCGAAGATCCCGACGCGCACCGCATCATTTGGCACGATCTTGAGGCTGAGCGGCTGGCGATCGAGGCTGCCATTCCCGACGTGGTCAGCGTCTATGGCGCCCAGGACCTCGACGATCGTGAACAGGCGATCGTCGGTTTCTCGCATGGCCGCATTCGCGAAATTGCAGCCAAGCCCGTCATGCTCGGCTCGGGCTGCAATTTCCAGCGTCATTGCTGGTGGGCAATCTTCCTCGGCATTGGTCACAAGTTCAATGACTTCATCCAGGCGGTTCACCGTATCCAGCGCTTTCTCCAGACGCACAAAGTTCGGATCGACCTGATCTACACCGAGGCGGAACGGCCGGTGCGCGACAACCTCGAAGCCAAATGGCGTCGGCACGTGGAGCAGATGGCAATCATGACAGATATCATTCGCAAGTATGGCCTGTCGTCTGCGGCGATGGCTGAAACCCTCACACGCGCCATGGGTGTTGACCGTATCGAAGTTTCCGGCCCGGGCTATCGGCTGGTCAACAATGATTGCGTGATGGAGTGCCAGAATATGGGCTCCAACAGCGTTGACCTGATCGTCACATCGATCCCGTTCTCTACACAGTACGAGTATTCGCCGAACTATGCCGACTTCGGCCATACCGAAGACAATGAGCATTTCTGGCAGCAGATGGATTTCCTTATCCCGGAATTGCTGCGGGTTCTGGCGCCGGGACGCGTCGCGGCAATACACGTCAAGGATCGCATAGTCCCTGGTGGTATGACCGGCCTTGGCTTCCAAACCGTTTATCCATTTTCAGACGATTGTGTTGCCCGGTTCAAGCAGCATGGCTTCGCGTTCCTGTCTCGGAAGACAATCACCACGGACGTGGTCCGCGAGAACAATCAGACATATCGCCTGGGATGGTCCGAGCAATGCAAGGACGGCACCCGAATGGGCAACGGTCTTCCGGAATACCTCCTGATCTTCCGGAAGCCGCCGTCGGACAATTCGAACGGATATGCCGACAACCCGGTAAAAAAACAGAAGCGGGAATGGAAACAGGGTCACTGGGACAATCCTGAGGGATACAGCCGCGCCCGTTGGCAGCTTGACGCCCACGGCTACATGCCGAGCTCCGGCAATCGTCTGCTTTCGATCGAAGAACTGGCGGGCTTGGAGCATCACCAGATATTCAAGCTGTGGAAGCGTTACTCTCTCGAGACGGTTTATGATTTCGAGCATCACGTGAAAATCGCCGAACATTTGGAAGAGCGGGGCATGCTCCCCTCGACCTTCATGCTGCTGCCGCCGCATTCCACGGCTGACGACACCTGGACCGACATTACGCGCATGCTCTCAATGAACACGCTGCAGGCTGCGGCGGGTAAGGAAATGCACCTTTGCCCGCTTCAGTTCGACATCGTTGACCGGGCTATCGCTCAATATTCCGAACCAGGTGAGACGGTGTTCGATCCGTTCGGTGGCCTGATGACCGTGCCTTATCGAGCGATCAAGCTGGAACGTAAGGCGGTCGCAACTGAGCTTAACGCTGGCTACTTTCTCGATGGCTGTAAATACGTGGAAGCGATGGCCCGCGAGAAAGACATGCCGAGCCTCTTCGACACGTTGGAGGCTGCCGAGTGAGCGACCCGGTCTCTCTCTACATTGTCACGGATCGGGCGGAGCAGGCGGCGCAGCGGTTTTTTTACTGTCGCGTTGCGTCTCTTCCTGACTGGGTGCAGGTCGCCACTTCCATCATCGAGATCGAGGAAATTCCAAACGGGAAGAGCGTCCTCACGCATTTTGCAGCTGGCGGCCGGTCCACGGCTGAACAGGTGTGGTTCGAGCGCCGGCTCCGCGGCGGGCTCTTTTACGACCACGAAGCTCTCAGGGACAAGATCGAGGTCTGGCTCGACAAGAGGCTCGAATACGAGCGGAAGCTGCTCGCGCAACATTCACAAGACCATGAACGACAGGGGAATTACGCATGACGATGGTGACGGTTTTCAGAGATTATGCCGTGCAAGGAAAACATCCTGCCGCGCCGAGCGCGTTTGATGTGACACCTCAAAAGTTCGACGGCTTGCCAGCTCATATGCGGTCGGATCTTTGCCGTTTGCTGACGGATGCCGGATATTCGGTTCGCCGCATTCTTCAGCTGTGCGGCATCTCGGCTGCGACGCTCGCGGAGCATCTGACGCAGCGCCACCACTATTGTATGCCGGAGCGCGTGCAGGCTGCCCGCCACAGCGGTGAACGCATTACTCCGCGTCAGGTCGACGAGATCGTTGAAGGTCTCGACCTTTATGCTTGCCGCGTGCTTGTGAAGATGCCCAAGGTTGGACAAACGCACTGGCGGCGCGGGCAGATCGAGGACGAAACAGGCCTTCGGCATAACCACGGCGTGCACGCTCTGAAAGACCTTCAGGCGAAGGGGCTCGTCCGTCCAATAGGTGTTGCGGAGCAAGGTTTTATCCAGCCCTACGAGTTGACGAAAGTGGGCGCTGTGGTCGCCGAGGCGATTGACCCTCGCGATATCTCACCTGCTACCAACGGGGATGGCTGATGTTGAGCCGTCTTGCCACCCGGCGACGCCATATCGTGCTGGTGATAGCGCCCACCCTCTATGAGTGCCGCAAGACGCTTGATGCTTTCGGCGTCTCTCTTTCGAACATCGATGAAATCCGATCGGTCACCAAGGCGCATCACCTGCGCGGGTGGTCGCGCGGCACACCATTCATCGCACTGTCGGAGCGCGACAGCTGGTTTGCGACCCAAAGCGGCCGAGAACTGAGCGCGGTCGTGGACGCATTCCTTCTCAGTGGACGCCTGCGAATCGCAAGTGACGCTGAACTTTCCGATCTTCGCCAACCGGAGTTTTCCAATGCTTGCCAATTCGCCGCCCAACGATCTTTTCACGTACGTCAATTATGATCGTCAGCCGTTGGCGCTACATGCGGCCAACCATCCGAGCGTTGTCTCGAACCTGACAAACATCGAGCGCTCTCCGATAGAATTAGTTTTTCAGTCTCCTCCCTGTGTTCATTTTTCTGGGACAACATCCGCCTCATCGAATAAAAAAGGAGCGCGCGATGTACGCTGAAAGCCTCCTCAATCACCTCGCGCCACCGCCGCAGTTCTCCAGCAAGAAGCGCTGGAACCATGGTCTGCCGCTAATCATTGACAGTTTCGCGGGGGGTGGTGGAGCCTCCACAGGAATCGAGTTAGCGTTAGGTCGCTCCCCGGATCTGGCCATCAACCACAATCCGCAGGCGCTTGCGCTGCATGCGGCAAATCACCCTGGCACGCTGCATATCTCGGAAAACATCTACAAGGTCGATCCGCTCGATTACGTGGCAGGGCAACACATCGGCCTCGCCTGGTTCTCGCCTGATTGCAAGCATTTCAGCAAAGCCAAGGGCGGCAAACCGGTAGAGCGCAATATCCGCGATCTCGCGCACGTAATTCCGTTTTGGGTTGAACGTGTCCAGAAAAGCGGCGGCAAGATCGACGTCATCATTATGGAGAACGTCGAGGAATTTGCGACGTGGGGACCACTCGTCCAAACCGACCGGGGATTGATGCCGGATCCGGGTCGGAAGGGCGAAACTTTCCAGCAATGGTGCAAGAAGCTTCGCCACCTCGGCGGCAAGCTGGAGAAGCGGGAATTACGCGCCTGCGATTATGGCGCACCGACGATCCGCAAGCGCCTCTTTGTGATCATCCGTTTCGACGGCCAAAAGATCGTCTGGCCCGAGCCGACGCATGGTGCGCCCGATGATCCGGATGTCATTGCCGGTCGTAAACTGCCATGGCGCACCGCAGCGGAATGCATTGACTGGTCGATACCGTGCCCGTCGATCTTCGATAGCTCGGCCGATATCGCAGCGAAACACGGTCTGAAGGCGATCAGGCCTCTGGCGGACAATACCATGGCCCGTGTCGCGCGCGGCATGAAACGTTATGTTCTCGATGCCGAAAGGCCTTTCATCGTCAACCTGACGCATGGTGCCCGCTGCGAGGATATTGATGAACCTGTCAAGACTGTCACGGGGGCGAACCGTGGTGAGAAGGCGATTGTTTCGCCTTCTCTGATTTCGGTTGCTCATGGTGACAGTGGCGGACGGCGGGAATATCCGCTCGACGAACCGCACGGTGTCGTGACGGCCGGGGGCATCAGTCACGGCCTTGTCGCGCCATCGGTCATTCGTTTCAATACCGGCGCGACGGGTAGCGATATGCGCGAGCCTGCGCCGACTGTCACAGCGAACAGCTTCATCAAGAAGCCGGGCGGCGCTGCGCCGATTGGCATGATCGCTCCGCACCTGATGACGATGCGAAACGCTGGCAAGCCGTTTAACGGCGCTGATGAGCCTACGCACACCATCACCGCCGGCGGTGCTGGCCTGTCCTTGGTCGCGCCGGTTCTTACTGCCGCGCAACACGGCGGGTCTAATCGATCCGTCGATGATCCTCATCACACGATCACGGCCAGCAATAAGGATCAAAACAGCATCATCGTGCCGACTCTGATCCAGACCGGCTACGGCGAGCGGGACGGACAGTCGCCGCGATGCCTCGATATCGACAAGCCTCTGGGAACGGTTGTTGCTGGCGGGGTGAAACACGCAGCCGCCGTTGCCTTCGTCGCGCAGCACAACAATGACAGCCGCCGCGAAGGTGGCGTCAATCCGGGCAGACCTGCTGATGCACCGATGTCGACAGCCACGCAAAGCGGGTCACAGCAGGGCGTCGTGTCCGCTTTCGTCGCGCGCCAGTTTGGCACGTCAACCGGCCACGAGATTGATCGTCCGTCTGCGACGGTGATGGCTGATGGCGCTGGCAAGTCGCAGCTGGTGACGCCATTCCTTCAGGCCTATTATGGCACGGGCGATGGAGGCGAGGAAAACCAGCCTGCACGCACCATCACCACGAAGGACCGGCACGGCCATGTCGAAGCGGTGCTTGAAGTGCCGCCATTTACGGAAGCGCAGGCCGCTCGCGCCCGTGAGGTCGCGGCTTTCATGCGGTCGCACGGCTTCTGGGACGAGCGAGAGTTCGTAACCCTCGAAATCGGCGGCAACACCTTCGTCATCGTCGATATCGGCATGCGGATGCTTACGCCTCGTGAGCTGTTCAATGCGCAGGGTTTCCCCGGCGGTTATCAGATCGACGGGGTATGGGTGTCTGAGAACGGCAAGGAGACTTGGATTGCATTTCCGAAGTCCGTTCAGGTGTCCTGCGTTGGAAATAGCGTAAGCCCACCAGTCGCGGAAGCTCTTGTCGGCGCCAATTGCAGTCATCTCATCGCCACCCAAGTGGCGGCATGACACAGCGGCCACTTCTGATGTGAGGCAATCGCATGACTGATCCCATAATCGAAGAGTTTGTTGAACGAGCTCGAAACGTGTCGGTGAGCGAGGCTTCCGAACGGCTTAACATCAAACTGGGACGAAAGGAGTATACCGGTGCTTGCCCGCGTTGCGGTGGCAACGATCGGTTCTCCATAAATGGTGGCAAGAACGTTTTTAATTGCCGAAACTGTGGCGGCGGGCGTGATGGAATCGCCCTTATGGCGCATTTCCACAATCTCGATCTGCGTGACAGGGTGGGTTTCCTGGAAGCGTGCGCTGCCGCACTCAACGAGGATATTCCTGAAGGTGGCGAGCGCGAAACTGATGAACAGCGAGCAGAACGGCTGGAGCGCATCGCCCGGCTGAAGGCTGAGAACGAGCGAAAAAACCGCGAGAAGGAAGCGGGGGAAAACCGGTTTCGGGATATCGAGGTCAGCAAGGCGCGGGGCATTTATGGCAATGCGCAAGATTTGCGATCCTCAGGATTTTCTTATGCTCCAGAGCTATTTCAATATCTACGGCTGCGCACAGGTTTTGAGCCGCATCCGGGCATTCTTGATCATATCCGTTTTGCTCCGGCGCATTCCTACTGGCACGGCAAGGATGAGATGGGCAGGGCGGCTAGTCCGCATATGGGTCCTGCCATGATTGCGCCTTTCGTTTCAGCCGACGGTAGTGTGACCGGTTGCCATGAAACATGGATTGATTTGAGCAACGCCCCAAAATACCGGCCGCTGATCCGGGACGAAAACGGCGCAGTTATCCTCGACAAGGACAGAAATCCGGTCACCACCAAGAAGATGCGCGGTACGAAAAAAGGCTCGACGATCCCGGTTTTTGGAGCAGCGCGAGCCGTGCGATGGGTGCTGGGTGAAGGTATAGAGACCGTCTGCGCCTATGCCGGTGCGGAGACTTGGCGGGCTGATACATTCTATGCCGCGACCGGCGATCTCGGCAATCTCGCTGGCCCGGCCGATCCGAGATCTTCGTTTTCGCATCCGACAATAAAAGTCGGTAACGGACAATTCCAGAAAATTCAGGGTCCGGTTCCAAAGCCAGATCAGGCATCCACGGACGCCGTGCAGGTGCCAGATCATGTTGTCGAGCTCATCATACTCGTTGATGGCGACAGCGAGCACGTTTTCACGGCTTCGGCCATAGCGCGGACAGTCACGCGCCTTTCGGCGTCGCATCGCATCATTACACCATTCTGGCCACCGGAAGGCGAGGATTTCGCCAGTTTGTTTGCCACCATGCAGCAGGGGATTGAAAATGAGAATACCGGAAAAGCGTCAGACGTGCCTGGAGCGTCGTAGATGAAGGAGAAAGATAAGAAGACAAACGGCGGCGTTCCCGAGGATGTCGCGCGCATGATGGCGATGGCTGCGCAACAACGGCGCATGTATTCGATAAACCCGGACCCCTTGCCGGTTGCAGAGCCGGAGCCGGCAGAAGATATCCTTGTCCTTTCTGATGAGGAAATTCTCGAAGAATGCTCCGAGCAGCCGGAAACGGATATCGGTAATGCCAACCGGCTTCTTATTCGATTCGGCGAACTGATCCGTCATGTCACCCACGTCGGTTGGCATGGCTATGACGGAAAGCGCTGGCTTGAGGACGCGTCCGGTTCTGTTGTTCGCCGGCTCGCACATCGCACGGCGGAATTCATTGATGACGAGGCTGTGCGGCTGGATTGCAGCGAAGAGGAACAAGCGAAGATCGCGGCCGGTAAGATCGCGCGAGAAGAACTGAAAAAAATGGGTAAAGCGGCAAAGGATTGGGACGCCGCAAAGCTGGCCGAATATGAGCGGCTGCAAAAGGATATCGAGAAGATGGACAAGGTCGAAAAAGACCGGTCCGGTCGCATTTCGTCACGGCATGCCCACGCCAAGCAGGCGGCAGGCACTTCGAAAATCAACAACATGCTTCAGGAGGCCGCGCCATATTGCTCTCTGGAGGTATTGGACCTCAACAAGGATCTGCTCGCGCTCAACTGCGAAAATGGCACGTTAAGGTTCTTCTGCTCAGAGGTTGGGGATACTGGAAAGTGGCAGATAAGGGTCGACCCGCACCGATCGGCCGATCTTATCTCAAAGTTGTGCGAAGCGCGTTTTTCGCAGGACGCTGGCGCGCCGATGTTCCACCAGTTTCTGCAGCGTGTCATGCCGAATGTTGATTACCGGGCGTTTCTGCAGCGATATCTTGGATACTGCCTGCTCGGCCTTACCGGTGAACAATGCCTGCTGTTCTTTTATGGAGCGGGCAGAAACGGAAAATCGACATTCGTCGACATTATGGTTGAGATCCTTGGCGACTATGCCGTATCAATGTCGATCGATAGTTTCGCTGGTGACAGTAAGCGGGGCGGAGCAGAAGCGACACCCGACCTTGCCCGCTTGCCCGGTGCTCGCCTCGTGGCGGCCAGTGAGCCAGAAATGGGCGTTCACCTGAAGGACGCATTGATCAAGACGCTGACGGGTGGGGAACCGATCGCGGTCCGCCGCTTGCATCAGGATTTTTTCGAACTCATTCCCCAATTCAAGATCATTCTTTCCGGCAACCATAAGCCCATCATCAAGGATGACTCGGACGGGATATGGCGCCGCGTCCACCTGGTGCCGTGGGAAATACAAATTCCGGAAGATGAGGTTGATAAGACGCTCAAGGAAAAGCTCCTGGCTACGGAGCGAGACGGCATCTTTGCGTGGATGGTCAAGGGGGCGCTCGAATATCTCCAGTTTGGGTTGCGCGTCCCTGACGGCGTCCGAGCGGCGACGGCCGAATATCGGGAAGAGAGTGATCCTATCGGCGCATTCCTGCGCAATGCGTGCCATGTCACTGGTGCCGACAGTGACCGTGAAAGTCCGGAAAACCTTTACAATGGGTATGTGCGATACGCCAAACGCGAAGGCTTGGCGGACATCAGACAGGCAACGTTTACGCGGAGACTGCCCGACCAAACCCGGAAGAGTTGGAAAGGTCCCGACGGTTTCATGCACCAATTTCAGCGAATACGGTCAAATGGCACCGCATATCTCGGTATTCGCGTTCGGGAAGAGTTTGCCGGAAAGCCTGACATAGGCAGTCCGCCTGAAGGTCGCTTTTCAGATGATGAACCTTTCCCCGAGAGCTTTTGATGCTTGACACCCGGACCCTTCGCCGTACACACAGGACATACAGCCATCTGTCTGCCTTGCCTGTCCATACGAAGGGTCCGGGGTGGACAGCTAGGACAGCAAGCAATGCGGCGCGGACAGTAAGCGCGCCGCGCTCTAAGAGAGAAAGAATATTTCTTTCAATAGCTTGCGAAGGTTGGACAGCTAGGACAGCAATTTTCAGGTTTTCCATGATGCGCATGCGCTCGCGCACGTCAAATTCCCATCGGGATATATGGCGAAAAAACAGAATGTCTCGCATCACATAAACCTCTTAATTATCTGTCCTTGCTGTCCAATCATTGAAATCATTGAGTAATTTTAACTCTACCTGTCCTTCTTGCTGTCCAAACTAAATATATTTCCTGTCCTACATGTCCAAAAACACCCAGAAAGGGTCAAAGGAATGAAAATCGGTATCGAAAAACTGTTGCAGTGGGCTTTTGTGCAGGAGCTTTGCGTGCGGGATATCGCTGAAGCTGGTGGCCCGAGCTCGTCTTCATCGAACTTTACGATGATCATGGAAATGCTGGAGTTGGGAGCCATCATCGACCGGTCGCGCAACGTCATGGCTGCATCATCTGCAATCACCCTGGAGCCGCATCTTGATGCACTGGCTGTTGCAGATGCGGTTCGAGATCTTGCGGATCATCGTTTCGTTATTGCTGATGACTGGGCTCCATTCACCGATTGGGCTGACGATTATGGCTTGGTCGCGGAAGCCGTACGGTCTGAGATAGAGGCATTTCGGCTGCGAGGCGATCGCGCCAACGGTCGTCGGGCGGCCAACCTTGTCATATGTTCGGCCATTCTCGGTCGCGGTCCGGACTGGTTTGCTGAAAAACCGGAAGAACGGATCGTAGAGCGTCGTGGGCAACCGGCATGGTTCATCTCGAAAGCTGCAAAGGATGGTTTTGGACGTTCCTACGAGTTTGAGGTGGACGGTTACGACCGGAAACGAAAGCGGCCGATGCGTGGAGCATATCGAAAAATGGAACTTGCCGAGCCGATCCGCAGTGAGATCATTAGCCGAATGGAATGGAAGCTTTGGCAGGATGCGCTGGTTTGCCTCCGCAAATCACTGGCAAATCAGCTGAGTTTCTACGATGTCGAACCATTCTCACCGGACTACGCGCCGTGGATGCGCGTAAGAAAAAATGCAGATAAAATCGTAAGCGTTTGATTGTGAACGATATTTATTTGCGGTCTACGTGTTGAACTGCGGCAGTTGCTTGACATATCTTGAGGACAGTAAAAAAGATTGGAAACCCGCTTCGGATCGTCCGGCGCGGGTTTTTTGTTGCCAACGATGGAGGCTGCCATGCATCCGCCGCTGTAATGGCGGCAAACAGCATGCCTTTCATGACCGGGAGGGATCAGGCGGCCGAAGGCAACCACCCCCCGGGTCAAGGGACCGTACCGGGATTTCTCCCCCTGCGGGCCGGGACGACCCCGAAACGCCGCCAGTCAAACAGTTGAAAATATTGGGTTAACGGCGTTAACGGCGTTAACGCATAGGTTAACGAACGGGTTAACGATGAGCGATGTGATGTGGTCCATCGCGCAGATCGCTGCGCGTGATGGTGTCTCCAAGGCTGCCGTTTCCAAAACTGTCAAAAAGCTGGCAGAGGATAGACCTGAGACGCCAATTGAACGGGGCTCACAAGGTCAGGTGACAGCGGTGTCGCTTGCGCACTATGACCACTACCGTCAACGGCATGTGAACCCGGCGAAGGCAACCGCGCCGCTTCGGGCTCCAGATGGTCGGGCGGATGGCAAGTCTCTTACCGAGCTTCCGTTTCGAGATGAGAACAGTTTCGATGAGGCGCGCCGGCAATCGGAATGGCTGAAGGTTGGTCGCGAAAAGATCCGGCATCAGGAAGATTGCGGAGCCCTTATCCGCAAAGACAAAACCGATCATGCGGTTGCGATGATCGGAGCAGAAATCCAGTCGATCGTGAAGCGCTTGCCTAATAGAGCTGACACAATTGCCTTGGCCGTTTCGAAAGAGGGGGTTCATGGCGTCCGCGTTCTTCTTCGGCAGATCGCGATCGATATTTGCAATGACATCGCCGACAAGCTGGAAGCTCTGGCGGAAACAGCGCCTGATAGCGATCCGCTGATTGAGGACGAAGACGCATGACCGTGCATCCGGGGGCCTTTCGCATAGTTTCTTCGGCCCTCGCGCGAACAATCCGAAGCGAGGCGCCGATCCCCTTCGATGTGTACCTTCCTCAGAATATCGTTCTTGTGGATGGTCCTAAAAAAGGGGACTTATGGTCGGCCGAAGACGCGCCGTATCTTGTCGAAATTGCTCAATGCCTCAGCCTGGAGCATCCTTGCACAGAGGTCACGGTCCGCAAATCGCAACAGACTGGTGTTTCTATTCTGGCTCTTGCGTGGATGCTCTACATCGCAGAGACCTGCCCGGACAATTCGATTTACGGTGTGCCAGGCCTCGATACCCTGCAGGATATCAACTCCGGCAAGCTTCAGCCGCTCATTGATGCCTGGCAGAAGCATACCGGAAAACAGATCATCATGCCGACCACCAGCCGGTCCGGCGTAGGGTCAACGACTTACGAGAAGAAGTTTCCGGGCGGGTCACTGTATCTGGCGAACGCCAATACCGTCATGGACCTTTCGGCCAAGACGACCCGCTTCGGGGTGAAGGACGAGGTATCGAAATGGCAGACGCTTCCTAACGGTGCAGATCCGGAAAACTTGTTCTTCGGTCGCTTCACGGCGTTTCGTCGGCAGAAAACCTACAAGATATTCGGGCTTTCGACACCGGAACTCGATAGCGGTGACGCGCTTGGAGAGGGTCCGGGACATTGCCGGATCGACCGCGACTTTCGTCGGTCGGACCAGCGTTTCTGGTACATCCGGTGCCCTGAGTGCGGTACCGAGCAGGTTCAGGAAGATGCCAATCTCGTGATTAATCGAGAGCATCTGCACAAGACGGTTATGCGATGCGTCAGCTGCACGCATCACATCTCTGAAATGGAGCGTGTCCCTGCCGTCCAGCAAGGGCGTTATATCCCAACGATGACGGGGCCGGACCGGCATCCCGGCTTCCATGTGGATGCCTTTATGTCGCTCATGATGTCATACGAGGCCATCGCAGAAGACAAGATCAAGTACGAGGCCAAGGGCGAGGCGGGCGCGAAGGATTATTCCAATCTGATTTGCGCCAAACCCTATCAGATGAAAGGGAATGCTCCCGATCATCAGCGACTTATGGAGCGACGGGAAGAGTATCTTGCAGGCACAATTCCCGCCGGTGGTTTGCTGTTCGTCGCGGGCGCGGACGTGCAGTCCTACGGCATCTATTGTGAGGGCGTTGTCTTCGCAGAGGATCGCCAGAGCTGGAATGTTTTCGCTGAGTTCTTTGAGGGGGCGACGGATAATCCGCAAGCCGGTGCGTGGCTCCTCCTCGAAGAATTTTGCGAACAGGAGTTCCCGGACAGCCATGGCGTGCTGCGCAAGATCGAAGCCCTGGCTGTCGATAGCGGGTACCGGCCTACTCAGGTGCTCGAATGGTGCCGCCGGCGCCCGAACGCGTATGCGATCAAAGGTATGCCAGGACGTGGTGTCGCCGCGATCAGCCCGCCGGTGCGTAAATCGGTAAACAAGCGCGGCAAACGCAAGAGGCACGGTTCGGCCATGTCATGGCCGGTCGGCACTTGGGCGTTGAAAGCGGAGTTCTACGGAAACCTTCACAAGACCGGTTTGCGTTCGGGCGAAGCGACAGATCCACCAGGTTATTGCCATTTCCACATGGATCTCGGCGAAGAGTATTTTCAGCAGCTGACTGCGGAATATTTCAGCCAGAAGATGGTTAAGGGCAAGCTGCACGAAGAGTGGATGCCTCGCCGCGAGCATAATCACTTTCTCGATTGCCGCATCTACGCGATGGCGATGGCCGAGCATCTCGGTATTTCTCGCCTGACGAAAAGCCAGTGGGCTGCGCTGCGCGCGAAACATGAACCGGCGACACCCGTCGATCTCTTGTCGCCGGAAAGCCAGCAGGTTGCAGAGCGGGTATCGCCGGAGGAAGTGCCGGCCACGCCTCCTCCGCAAGTGAAGAAGCCAGTCGAAAACAGGTGGAAGAAGAGGCGATGATGGAAAAGACGCGGGTCAAGGTGAAGGCGGGAAGTAACATCGTGCCTTCCACGACGCCCGTATCGGAACCTAAAAAAGGGGGCGACTACCTTCGTGACACCCGTTCAGGCATCATTGCCGCGCGACCGGCCTACATTCGCGAGCACCGTGACGAAATTCGTCGGGTGTGGGAACGGACGGCGGCCCTTGCCATGGATCTTATTCAGAACAGTGGCCGTCTAAAAGGCGCTCTTGACCAGATCATAGCAGACACAGTCGGCACAGAACTATCGCTTAACCCGCAGCCAGATCTGACGGGGCTTGGCTATGACGACGCGGAGCGTCGCGACCTTGTCGCCATCATTAAGTCAGGATGGAAGCGTTATGCCTGGAACGCATCTGAATGCGATGTCCGCGGCCGATTGACCATTCCTCAACAGGGGGATGTCGGTATCCGTTGGTGGATGGCCTACGGCGAGAGTCTGTCGCAGCTGCAGTATTTCGACGCAGTCAAGCGCCGGCGCTACGGAATTCAGACCGGACCGAAGGTTTTGATGATCCCACCCCATCGTCTGATTAACCAGACGATCGAGGTTGAAGGGCTGTATCAAGGGGTCATACAGGACGAGAACGGCCGAGTTGAAGCGTACCGGACACGATCTCGCGAGGATGGTTTACTTGTTTCTAGAACGCTGCCCGCACGCGATCGCAAAGGAAGGACGCTGGTATCTCACGTGTTCGATCCTATCGACGCGACGGACGTGCGCGGTCTCTCGCCACTTGCATCGGCCTTTCGTCGTCATATCCAGCATGAAACGCTGGATGATGCCACGTTGCAGATGGCAGTGTTGCAGACGGTATTTGCCGTTACGCTAACCAGTGACCGCCCTAGCGCTGATGCTTTTGAAGCGCTTGAGGCCTTGAAGGATGCTGGCGGCGAAGGGGCGGCCGAAATCGCGTCTGATTTCGCCAACTACTTCGCGGCACAACTCGATCGTGCGGCGGACTCTAGCATCAACATCAGCGGGGATCCGACAGTTTCGCATCTGGCTCCGGGTGAGAAACTCGGAATTGAAACTGCGAAGGTGCCAGGTGGGACATACCTTCCGTTCGCCTCCAGCCTGTCTCGCGATATGGCGAGGGCAATGGGCGTCACCTATGGCGGCCTGACGATGGATTACACGGATGCGACCTATTCGTCTGTCCGGATGGAAACGTCCAGCATATGGCCGCTAGTTGTGCGACGGCGAGAACGTATCGCCGCTCCCCATTACCAGGTTCCTTATGAGCACTGGTTGGAAGCGGAGATCGCTGAGGGGAGGATTCCTCTAAAGGGCGGCATCGAGGCATTCGAAGCCAATCGCGACAGGATTTGTTGGGCGCAGTGGCAAGGCCCAGCCAAACCAACCGCCGATGATCTCAAGTCGGCGAAGGCAACCAGCGAGAAGATCGCGAACGGCACGACGTCGCTTGAGCGACAGTGTGCGGAAGACGGCGTCGATCATGACGAAATCTTTGAAGAGCGGTTGCGGGAGCACCGTCGCTATGTCGAGGCGGGCATGGTTTCGCCCTACGATCGAAACAAGCCAAGTGCTGCGGCTGGGGCCGACGAGCCAGAAAAGCAGGAAAAGACCGATGCCTAATATGGTCAAAATTGGATCGGCCATGGTTGATGTCGAGGACCCATGTGCACTCTACGCGGCGCTCTATGCGGTGCGTGCACAGAGGATCGCTGGCGGGCAGATAGAGGAGAGCGAGATCCGCTCGCCGGTCATGCAGCAGCGGATCAAGGTCGCGTCATCAAGTTTGGCCGACATCGACGTGGAACTGTCCCGCCTGCGGGCGGCCTGCGAACTTAAAACAACCGGGCGACGGACGCGCTTTGCCAAGCGCATCCGTTTTTCCTCGTGAGGAAATGTCATGAGTTTTGCATATGGTCAGATAGCGCAGCGGGTGTTCAACACGCCGCTGCTATATGATCCGCGAAAAGCGGAGGCCTTTCTGGCCGGCCTCGGTGGACGTATAGCCGGCACATCCGTTGTCATCTCTAATCCGGAGGGAGCGGCGGATCATACCGCTTTCGAAAAGGGGCGTCCTTCCGCAGGCAGGCTCGGCGGGGGTCTCGGGCGCTTCTTCGAAAATCGCGGCATTTCTTTTGTCGATGTCGTTGACAGCGTCGCCGTCATTCCGATCGAAGGCAGCCTGATCCACAAGGGAGGGTGGGTTGGAGCATCGTCCGGGGAAACGTCCTACCAGGGTTTACAAACCCAGCTTGGCTGGGTCGAGCGCAATCGGGCCAAGCTGAAAGGCGCAGTCTTCGAAATTGATAGTTATGGCGGTGAAGTCAGCGGAGCATTTGAGACCGCATCCATGATCCGCAGGATTTCGAAGATCATGCCGACGATCGCAATTCTGACGGATTTTGCTTACTCGGCTGGATATATGATGGCATCGCAGGCGCGGCAGATCATCATGCCAAAATTCGGGGGTGCCGGCTCCATCGGAGTCATTATGGTGCATGCCGACTACAGCGCCCAGTATATGCAGCAGGGGATCAAGGTCACAATTATCCGCTCCGGTGCACAAAAGGCTAAAGGAAATCCGTTTGAGCCTCTCGATGATCGCGTAGCTGATCGTTGGCAGGCCGAGGTCGATGCTATGCGCGACGACTTTGCGGGCCTGGTAGCTTCCGGACGCGGAAAACGCTTTACCAAAGTGAAAGCGCTCGCCACGGAGGCCGAGCCCTACGGCGCGGAAGATGCCGTCCGCATGGGCCTCGCAGACGCGATCGGTGATCCGTCCGAGGCCTTCGACCAGTTCATCCGCGAAGTCAACCGGAGCAAATGAAATGACCCGCAGCGTACTTGCGGCAATCCGGGCGTCACTGATGCCCGGAGAAGCCGACCCTATCCTCGACGAGGATCAACCGGGTGCCACGGCATCCAGTCCCGAAGCCAGCCCGACAAGGGCAGATCAAGAGGAAGACACAATGTCTGACCCTTCGAATACCCCTGCCGGCGGCGCAAGCCAGACCGTTGCGGGGAACAGCAGTGATGATGCTATCAAGGCCGCCGGCCTTGCTGGAGAAGAAAAAGGTGCCAAAGCAGCGAATGATCGCATGGCGGCCATCCTCGGAGCTGATGGCATCAAGGGTGATGGCAAGCGCATGGGTGCAGCCTTGGATCTTGCGATCGGGTCGCCTGGTATGAGTGCCGATCAGGTCACGAGCTTTGTCGCTGGCAATGTCCCGGCGTCTGGCGCGGCCAATACCTCCGTTCTTACCGATCATGATCGTCGCCGCGCCGCCGACATGCCGCACGCCCAGCCCGACAAGCCCGGTCCCCGCGGCGACAGTATGCGAGTCGATATTGTCGCAGACATGAAACGCCGACACGGCGTCAAATAAAGGAGAGCCAAAATGGAAACCTATTCCTACAAGGTCGATTCCGATGTCGTGAAGAGCGAAGGCGAAAGCCGGATATCTCGTGACGACGATGTTTTGGCGTCCGGTTCCGGCGTTGTCATCTGCGGCACGGTACTGGGCCAGATCACAACGGTGGGGGCAACCTTCGGCAAATTCAAACCCCTCGCCCCGGCTGCCAACGACGGCACCCAGATCGCCAAAGCGATCATCCTCCAGAACGCCAACGCCACTTCGGCAGATGTCATCGTCGTCAACCTGAAGCGTCACGCACAGGTCGTCCTGCAATCGCTGATCTGGCCAGCCGGCATCACTGACGCCCAGAAGGCGGCGGCACTTGCCTCCCTCGAAAACACGAGCATCGTTGCTCGCAGCGGAGTTTGACATCCATGTCCACCGTCCTCGACTACCTGAAGGCGCCGGAGTTTGCTGACGACAAGCTGACGGAAAGCATCAATATCCCGCCTTATCAGACCGGTCGCCCGGCTCAGCTGGGCATTTTTTCCGACGAACCGATTGCAACGACGTACGTCAAGATCGGTTACTCGTCCGAAGAAATCACGATCATCCCGTCTCGCGAGCGCGGCGGCGAAAGCAATCTCAACATGCGCGGCGATCGCCAAGGTGTTATGATTGAAATCCCGCATTTCCCGCTGGATGACAAGATCACCCCGTCCGATCTGCAGAACTTGCTTGCATGGGGTGATGACCGTGTTTTCGAGACGCTCGGCGGGGTTTACAACCGTAAACTCACAAGCATCCGCTCGAAACACGACGCAACACACTCTCATCTCGACTGGGGCGCCCTCAACGGCTTGGTAATCGACGCCGAGGGAAAGTTGTTGCTGGATCTCTACGACAAGTTTGAGATCGCTCAGACTGTTATCAGCTTCGACCTTGATGTCGCCGATACTGATGTCAGCGCAAAAAATCGGCTGGCGAAAGCTGCGGTACGCAAAGCGCTTCGTGGAACGGCGTCGAGCGGGATGATCGCCCTGGCCGGCCCTGAGTTCTTTGATCGGTATGTCGGGCACAAATGGGTTCGTGAGAGCCTCCAGAATTATCCGACTGCCGCAGTCAATCCGGCGCGTGATGATGTGCAGGATACCTTCACTTTCGCAGGGCTACGGCTCGAACGAATTGACGAGGAGTTCAATTACCGGCAACCGAACGGTACATTCCTCGCTCGTCCGGCTGTCGCCGACGACGAGGCGATCCTGATCCCGCTCGGGACCCCGCATTTCAAGCGTTATATCGCTCCTCCGGATACGATTTCCGATGCGAACAGGGCACCGCGGCCGACCGACAAGATCTTTATTTCCACCGAAGATCTGAAGCATGGCAAGGGGCAGGAAATCCACTCGGAGTCGAACGTGATGCCGATCTGCACGCGGCCTGATCTGATGGTCAAACTCACGCTGGAGGGCTGATCCTATGTTTGCTCGTTTTAAAAAGCGCCACGAGGTCACCATTCCTGGTCAGGGGAAGGTTATCTACCCTCGTGGCTGGGCCGGTGAACTCGATGATGATGCCTATGCGGCGGCAAAGGATGCGGGTGTGCTGATGCCTTCTCTCAACGAAGGTAAGTCGGAGACGGTCAAGGCCGGACAATCCGATACTGCCGCAAAGAAGAAGGCCAAGGCGATTGACGCTGCCGAAAGAGCTGTTGCTGATGCCCAAGCCAAGTTGGCAGAGGCGTCGTCAGAGGCTGAAAAGAAGGCCGCGCAAGACGTGCTGATAAAGGCTGAAGCATCGCTTTCTGACCTGAAGAGCTGACAGAATGGTTGACTGGGAAGCCGCGCGGGCCTTCACGGAAGCCGCTTGCGCGGCAACCTTTGACACCAAGCCCTGCCGCCTCATTGCGAGGCGACCGGGTGCCACCGTCAATCATAAGGAGGAAGACGATCCGTCACGTGTTGCGTTCGATTGCATGGCGTCGATCGATCTTGAACCAACGAGCGACATCATCAGACGGTATCCGTCATCTGATCCTCAGTCCGGAAATGGACCTGTATCCTATGACGCTGTCGTGACGGCCCATATTGGTGACTGGCCATGGCTCCCGAAAATGGGTGATCAAATCCTGATCATCGGAAAACGGTGGCGCGTTGAAGCCGCGCGTAGGGACGGATCAAGCAGACCGGCATGGTTTGTCTCGGAGGTGAGAAATGCTGGCAGCTGAAGCAGTCAGATTGCTGACGGTGGAACTGTTGCGCCCCACAGGGATACCAGCGGGCGGCAACTTCCCGACGTTGGCAGGTCCTCGCGTCTATGACAGCCGCGGAGCAACGCTTACTGAGCTTGATCAGGAGCGCGATTATACGCCAGTTCTCGCGGTATACACGCACGAGAGCACGGTCGAAGCGGCTGGTCCCGTCTCCGGTTTCAGCGATACCGAAGCATCTGTCGTCCTCTACGTGGTGGCGGAACTGGCCGTATCTACCACCGATGGCGCGGGTTCCTCACCATTTGTCGATGCTATGGCCGGCACCGATGCAGAAGCGAGGCTCGTACTCGCTGCTCTGGTCGCACAGGTTCGACGTGTTCTGCAATTCAGCGCAGCGGGCGCCGGGTGGCGCCGGCTCGTTAAGCAGGTTTTGCAGGTGGAAGAAAAGACACACGCCATTCCAGAATTCGGCCTTCGGTTTCAGCGAATTTTCTGCACCTTCAAACTTGCCGTCTCTGACGACGACTTTGACATGCCGCATTCGGGTCTCCCCGAGCCGCTCGGCTCCGTTGCTACAGAGCTTCCAGATGGGAGTTATGCCAAAGCGAAACTTGCGGAGCTTGCCTCTTATTTTGCTGCCGAGAACCCCGATGAACTCCGCGCCGTCCGCGGTGTCGTGTCCGGGCCCGGCGAAGTATCCCTTCCAATCGGTCAAGACGACCTGATCCCCTGATCGGAGATTTTCATGTCCAAGATTTATGTGGCCGCCGCAGGGCGGGCCATCCCTGGCGGCTGGCCGGAAGGTGGTCGCCCGATCGATCCGCTGTCGCGCCAGCACCGCCGAATGATCGAGACCGGTGACCTGGTCGAACAAGAACAGGCGGCAGAGAAGCCTGCCGAACCCTTAAAGCTGACCAGGAAGGATTGATCCGATGGTGAACAACATTCCCGACAATATCGTCGCGCCGCTGCTTGCCTTCGACATCGAGTCCGGCGGGCAGTTTTCCAGCGAACTGAACGAAATTCTCATCGGCTTCGGCACTGCCGGCGCCGCGCTCGGCGATGGCCAGATCGCCATCTGCGGCACGGTCAATGAGGCTCGCCGTCTCGCGGGCCGTGGCTCGATGCTGGAAAGCATGTTCATCCGCGCCCGCAAGAATGCACCGGCACAGGTGATTTATCTTGGTCGTGTGGCGGATACTGGCACGGCGGAAATCCGCACCATGACCGTCGGCGCCTTACCGGCGGCTGGTGGACAGGCCGTGGTGCAGATCGCCGGAGAGAGCGTGTCGATCGATATCGCGGCCGGGACTTCGGCAAACGATACCGCCGCCGCGCTGGCGAACGCGATCAACGCCTATTTCAATCCTCTCTCGAAAAAGAGCCTGCCTTTTACGGCGGTCGCGGCGGCGAACGTCGTCACCATCACGGCGCGCCACAAAGGCGTTTATGCCGCTGGCCTGGATATCTTCATTCCAGTCCTGGAAGGCGGCAACGTTTTCACCGTCACCAATTTGACGATGGCGACGACAACGCCGGGCGCTGGCAATCCGGATCTCTCTCCGATCCTTGCTGCGATGGGCGATGATCCCTTCGAAGCGATCGTATCCGCCTTCAGTGACACCGCGGCTGTGGCATTGCTTGACGCTTTCGTCACGTCACGCTGGGGTTATGACCAGCAGCTTTATGGTCATGCGTTCTATCCCTTTACGGGGACGGACAGCCAGATCAACGCAAAAGGTCTGGCGCGAGACAGCTGGCATCTTTCCCTCATCCCGATCTTGTCGGGTGGCGGAAACGGCACACCCGACTACGAGCGTGTCAGTGCCGACGTGTCGAGGGTGTTGCCCATGCTTGGCTCAGGCTCCGATGGTCGCGTCTCTGCAAACCAGTCCGGTCTGGTTGTTAGCGGTGTAATTGCCCCGCGCGACCGTAATTATTGGCCTGACTATCCAACCCGCAACGGCTGGCTCCAGAACGGTGCGTCCGCCTGGAAGGTGGATCGTAGCGGCGATGTGGTGATCGACAAGATCATTACCCAGCAGCAGACGACGAATGGTGTTCCGGATACGGCGCTTCGCGATATTCAGGCGGTATACCAGCTGACCTATGCGCTTAAGTTCATTCGCTCGCAGCTGGCTTACGAGCACAGCAACAAGGCGATTGCTAATGACAACCCGGCAAACCTGCCGAGCATCGTGACTGTGCGGGATATCAAGTCGACGCTGGTGCATGCCTGCATCGACCTTTCCCGTCGCGGCGTGCTGGAATTCGGGAACGACATCGCTGGACAGATCACGGTTACTCGCAACCTCGATAATCCGAACCGGGTGGATATCGTCCTGCCAATGGATCGCGTGAACCCGCTCGATATCTTCGCTGGCCTTGCCCGCGTCTATGCTCAAATCTGAGGCGGTCTCCGCCTCTCCCTTTTTTGATCCCATCTGCGGAGAACATCCATGGCAGGTAATGATTTTGGCGGACGTATGACCGTTCGCCTTTCCAGCGGCCCACTCTTGGCGCTGCGCGGAACCTTCACCGTTTTGTCGGCCGGTCAGTCCAACGAATCTATCACCAACCAGGATGGATCGATTGACCGCGTCGCAACGCCCACGGCGCCGCGCGCTGAGGTTACGTTCAAGGACGCTGGCGATATCGATTTCGATGCCCTTATGAGGGCGCCTCGTCAGAACGTTACCATCCACGAGGAAAACAACGCCGTCGCCCATCACTACTTCAATGCGTTTTTCAGCGGCGAGCCCAGCATCAACCGCATCAACGGTGAGGTCTCCGGGCTGCAGATCGTCGGCGACAAATACCAGCGCGGTTAAGGGGCGAACATGCCGGAAAAAATCGTAAAACTTTCCCGGAAATACGAGTTTCCGGGAGGCGATCCTTTCGACGAAGTTAGGCTTCGTCCCCCGACATACAAAGAAATTTTCATGGATGGTATCGGGGAACCTCGCGAAACCCACCTAGTTGCTGGTCAGCCAATGGTGGTTACGCACTATGAAGCGATTGATCGCCATCTCATAAACATATGCCAATCTCCAAGATATGATGCGCTTTCGGCGCTGGAAGCACACGATGCGATCGATGTCGCCGAGGCCGTGTGTGATTTTTTTATGCGGCAGCCGGAGTTGCACAAGCCGTCGACCTGATGGTGTTCCAACTCGGCTGGGACCCTATGAGGGTGCAAGACATGACGGCCAATGAAATCGCTCACTGGTGCAATCGTGCCGTCATCTTTGCTGAACGGAAGCGGAGCCGGTCATGAGACTGGAAATGAACAGCAAGGATTTCGAGGAACTGGAGCGGGCCTTCCGGCGCCTTCCGGGCGAAATCCGCACCAAAGCGATGCGCAGGGCAAGGACACGCGTTGCTCAGACTGCGCGGTCTCGCATCGTTGCCCGGCTCGGGCCGCACACCCAGATGCCGCGCGACCTGGTCGCGGCGCTGACGACGGCGCATTTCAACGCTGGCGGAAACACCTCGAAGGTTGTTGCCGAGTCCGGCTGGATACCTCTGCAGCGTCTTGGCGCTGTGCAGAATGCATCCGGCGTGTATGCCAAGCTTCGTGGTTCATATCGTCACGCCTTCATCGCCGCCATGAAAAGCGGCCATGTTGGCGCGTTTCGGCGTGTCCCCGGCACTCAAATGTCGTCGGCCACAGGCAAGCGCGAACAGATCCGCGAGCTATTCGCGGCTAACCCGGCGCACGCCATCACAAACAATCCGGATGTTTATCTGGATGTCCTCGCTGGAGTGATCGAGGACTATTTCTTTCCTCGCGTCGTTCACGAAATCGAACGCCTCTTACCTCGATAGGATGCATCCATGGCCAATCGGAAAATCCGGGCGGAGCTTGAGATTGATGGCAAGGACAGCACTAGTCCTGCTTTCCGCTCCGTCGCGACCCGAATGGGCCAGATTGAGCGACAGATGTCGCGCTTCAATAAGACCGCTTCCGATTTCGACCGGAAGGTCGCATCGATCAATCGGCATTCGGCTGGGATGCAGCGTGCCGCCGAAGGTTTCAACAAGGCCGGCACCATGCTCCGGACCGGTATCGCCGGTTACGGGGTGTACGAGGTGGGCCGCGTGATTGCGGGGACAGTCAAGGATTTTGCTGCGCTCGAACGCCAGATGACCCGTATCGGCATCACGGCCGATGCGTCCTCCGAGCAGACAAAGAAAGCTTTCGAGCAGGCTCAGCAGGTCGCGAAAGATCTGAATTATGACAGCGTGCAGCCCGCCATCGAGGCGATCGATACTCTTGTTGCGTCGGGCAAGTCGCTGGATGAAGCGATGGCGTTTCTGCCTTCGGTGCTCGCCACGGCGCAGGCGACGGGCGCGGCAACGCAGGACATAGCCAATACAGGTCTCAAGGCTGCTGACGCCCTGAAGATCGAAACCAAGAACATGCAGCGCGCCTTCGACATTATGGTTATGGGCGGCAAGGCCGGTCAGTTTGAATTGAAGGACATGGCACAGTACATTCCCGGCCTGGCGAACAGCTTTGCGACGCTTGGTTACAAAGGTGAGAATGGGCTGAAACAGTTGGTTGCCATCCTCCAGACTATCCGTGAGGACACCGGAGACGCCAGCAGCGCAGCCACGCAGGCGCAAAACATCTTCGGCAAGATGTATTCCGAAGAGACCGGGAAAAAGTTCGCCAAGTTCGGGATCGATCTGCGCAAGGAAATGGAAGCCGCCAAGAAATCGGGCGAGGATGCTGTCAGCGCATTTATTCGGCTCTCGAACGAAGCGATCAAGGGCGACCTTTCCAAACTGCCGCTGTTGTTTAGCGATCAGGAATTCCGGCTCGGCATGCAGTCTTTGATGACCAGTAGCGAGAGCCTCAAGCGGTTCATTGATACGATGAATTCCGCAGAAGTGAATGGCACGGTCTTCCGTGATGTGAACCGGATCTTCGGAGACACGCAGGCGTCAATCGACAGGATGTCGAACAGCTGGGAAAAACTGAAAACATCCATGGGCGAAAGTGTAGCTCCTGCTGTCACACCGCTCATGGACGGCGGCGTAAAGCAGCTGGATCGCTACAATGCTCGCCAGCGCGGCATGGAAAAGAGAGGCTGGGGCTGGTTCCGCCGTAATCTCGGGGTTATCTCCGCTACGGAGGAAATGGATCTCGCCTACGAGGGCGGATACCGTGACGAGAAGTTTCTAGGCGAATACTGGGCCTCCAGATATGGCGCCGGCAGAGACGATCCGCGTCGCCCGCGCGCCTCTACCGGTCGGCAAGGACGGCCGGTTGTTATCGGGGATTTCCCGGGGGGTGGGCACGGATACACCAACCGGACATTGCCGGCAGGAGCCGCGCCCGTTCCTGCGCCTCGCCCTAGAGAGGTTCCGTCTGGACCGTCCGCAATGAGCGATCTGCAGCGCCAGTATCGCGAATACGGTCAGGGCCGTGTGGCTGGGCAGAAGATATCGACCGAAGTCGCGAACATGGATGTTTTTCGCGGCATTCGCGAGCGTCTCGAGCAGTCGACGGAGATTGCGGGAACGCAAGCCGGAAAGTCGATTGCGGATGGTGGGCAGACGGCGGCTGCGGCGATCGAGAGTGGATCGCAGAAACTGCAAACTGCCGGTGATAGCTTTTTGTCGGGCCTCAGTGCAGCAGCACAGAAACTCCTTGATGCGGCAAACAGACTTCAGAACATTCGGATCAATGCGGGCGCAATTGGTGCGCAGGGTGGAAGGGCTTTAGCGAATGCTGATACCGGTAGAACTTTTCCGCCTGAGGTTAGCGCTCCGACCGGTGGCCCTCGTTAATAAGGTATCTACCGCCACTGGCGTCCGATGGTCTTTCCATATACCGACTTGAAAAGTTTGCCGGCGCGGCTCACGGCGGCGGCATTTTCAATCGGGGAAAGTTCATTTTGGCAGGCTTTGAGATTACTGGTGTCGGTCGCGTCGACTTCAGATGTGGCCGCCGCCAGAATTACCGTTCGCCACGCGCAACCGAGTGCCTTGTCAACGATAACTGCGCCCTGACACCCGCTGATTAGGCAGTACGCCACATTGCGCTGGGCCTGATAATCGCCTTCATAGGCGAATTTCGTACTGGCAATCATGTCTGCCTGGTTGCCGCGGCACTGAGTGTCGTTTGATCCGCAGATTGAAAGAGATGGTTTATAGCCGTCCTTCGCCTGCCACTTAAGGTTCTTGCTAACGTAAGCGGATGGGTCGTCGTCGGCCAATGCGAGGTGGCGCTCGGCATCGTACCGATCCCTGAGGGAATCTGCATTAGCGGGCACTGCAACGAAGAGCACGATAGCTATGAGGACGATTTCTTTCATTTCGATACCCGCTTGTTTCATTCTCAAGAAGTTACCGCAGATACAGCGAGTTGCAAGCAATAGCCGGAGGCTGGATTTATGAGAGATTGGGCATCATCGCTCCGACTGGCCAGCTTTCGCGGCGTTCGCTTCTGGGTGGACTATGAGGAACTGACGGGCGGCAAGCGTCTCGCAAGACATGAGTATGCAGGCGGGCGGCGAACGAAAATGGAGGAGATGGGTCTCAAAACGCCATCCTTCAGCGTCACCGCATACCTTCTGGGTGACGCGAGTGATATGGAAGCCGTCGCTCTTTCTACGGCCTGTAATGCGGCTGGACCGGGTCGCCTCGTCCTGCCGATCGACGCAGGGCAACTGGCTTACATCGAGGATTTCCGCCGCTCGCGGGAACGCAACCGCCGGGGATGGATCACCTTCGAGTTCACTGTGGTTCCGGCGTCTGGTGAAACTCTTCCATCGCTTGGGATAGTCGATGTGGACACGGCATTTGCCGGGCTCCTCTCGGCGGCAGCATCGGCGTTCGGGAGGATGTTTTGATGGCGGCTGATAAGACCGAAATTTGCGATTGGCTCGGAAATCTGGCGGCCACGCTCGTCACGGACAGTCTCGACGCGCAAAGCCTGTCTGCGCGCCTCGAGGTAGCGCCAACTCTGGGCACTGAGAGTTTTGCGCTCGAATGCATCTCGCTGATGCGGGTCATCGCGGAAAGTGTGAATTCACCGTCCGGTTTCGACACGCTGCGCAGCGGCCAGTTCGGAACGGCGGAGACGGGTAATGCTGCTGCGGTGCTTTTCGCGGTTGGGCTGTCGGTTGCGGGGGGTCGGGCAGACTGGGTTTCCCGTCCGCAGGCGCGGGCGGGTCGCGATAGAATTGCCGCCGCGGGCGACATTGGACTTGCGGTCGTTTCATCTATGGGCGCTGACGGGGTCGATCTCTACCTTTGGCTTTCGGAGTTGGTGAACATCTCTGTCCGTCTGGTTTCGGATCAGGCGGCCGATGCGGTGCCAGTGGTCCGGGTAGAAACCGGAATATCGCTGCCATCCACCTTTCTGGCTTATCAGCTTTACGGTGACGCCGGCAGGGCTGACAGCCTCGTCGAAATCGCCGGGGTTTCAACACCAATGCTCATGCCCTCGGCATTCAGCGCTCTGGAAAAATAATGCAGCAACTATCGTCAGGACCATTCGAGACTGTCGTTTGCGACGGCATGCCAGAGCTTGTCCGTATCAATATCAGGGTGTCGGCGGAGGAGGCGGCGCGCAGCGCGCACGGAGATTTCGTTATCACCGGAAGCGGCCTGCCGGTTGAACCAGGTGACCCAGTCAGGATTACGGCAAGCGGTGACCTAATGTTGACCGGCTATGTCCGCGACGTTGACACTGGTTACGATGAGGAATCGAGAACTCTCTCTTGTGGCATGGTCTCCCGTACCGTCGACTTCGTCGAGTGCTCTGCGGAGCATTCCAGCGGCGAAGTGATGGATAAGGATCTGTCTGAGATCGCAAAAGAACTGGACAGTCATGGTGTCGGGGTTGAGACTGATGGCAGTGATCTCCCGAAAGAGGCCCGCCATAAGCTGATGATTGGCGAAAGTCCTTTTTCCAGCATTGAGCGTCGGTCGCGCGGTCGCGGCGTTCTCATCCACGACACACCCGAAGGTCGGATAAAGCTCGCAACGAAGCCTGCCGGTAAACATGCGGGCACGCTGCAAAAAGGAGTGAACATCCTTCCCGGTTCGAGCGCCAGCTTTACGGAAAAGGGGCGCTACAGTGATGTGAAGGTGCGCGGTCAGACGACTGAGGGCACCGATAAACAGCAACTACGAGGGCAATCCTCAGCTAAAGACAGCGGCGTCAAGCGAAAGCGCGTGTTGATCGTGCCTCACGAAGGCGAGGCTTTGAGTGGTCGCATGAAAAAGCGCGCTGCATGGCAGGTTCGCCGCGCCGCCGGGAACGGCACGACAGCGAACATCGTGGTCAGCGGTTGGCGCGACGAGGCCGGCAAGCTCTGGCAGCCCAACTATCTGGTTTATGTCGATGATGACTGGCTCGGCCTCAACGGCTGGATGATCATCAAGGATATCGATTTCGAGCAGGGTGAGATGACGAAAGCGACACTGTCTCTTGCGGATCCTCGCGCCCTCGGCGGCGAGAACCCGCGCGGCAAGACGGCATCTGGTTACTCCGCTGCGGCGGTCGACGAAGGGGACTTTGAAGACGAATGAGCGGATTTGTGCGTTTCGACTTCGATGGCCGCCTTGAAGAAAAGGGCGGCCAGCAATTTGTCTCCGGACGTGGCATGTACGGCGATGGCTACACGCGCATCCATCGACCGGAACCGCACGGTTTCATTTCGTCACCGCCAAAGGGTTCGAAGGGCTTGGTGCTGCCGTCCCCGAACAACCCGGATTTCGCGGTTGTTCTTGGGCTGGAGCATCCGGGACACCGGCCTGCCGATATCCCTGGGGGCGGCTCCGCGCTCTACGATGCTGCAGGAAACATCATCAAGGTTGTGATGGGTGACGGTATCGTCGTGGATGTTGCCGGGACCGCCTACCGGATCCGCAAGGGTGGGGTAACATTCACTATCTCTGCTGATGGTGTCGACATTCAAGGCGGGACCGTAAGGCACAACGGCAAAGACATCGGCAGTACCCATCGCCACACCGGCGTAGTGCCGGGAGCCGGTCAAACGGGCGTGCCCGCATAGGAACATCCACATGCTTCGCATCATACCTCTTGACGAGGCGGACGAAACCTATCGTTCGCCCGATCTCGGCTGGGATGGCCTGATCGGCGATCTGCTGCAGAACGATTTGAACCACTCGACGGCGCCCGGAGATTTCCGGGCGGAACAGGGTCTGGCAACGCAGGTGCTTATCCTGCTGATGACAGACCGCCGTGTCGAGGAAAGCGAGTTACGCGACGGCGAGCAGAACCGTGGCTGGCTGGGAGATAGCTTCGACCGTCTCGACGGAGAGGATATTCTCGGTTCTCGCCTTTGGCTGCTGACACGACGGTCAATCTATGACGGCATCGAGATCGATGCGCAGGACTATGCGCGTGAAGCGCTGGAGCCGCTCGTTACGCAGGGCGCCGTTGCCAGCGTCGATGCCATCGCCACGGCGAACCGCGCCGAAAACCGCCTTGATCTCGACATCGCGCTTTATGGGCGCAACGGCGAGGCTGTGTTCAACCAGAAATTCGGACTGTTATGGAGACAGATAGATGGCGTGGAATATCCGCTCGCTGGATGATGCCTCGGCTGCTGTGCGCGGCGCGTTTCGCCGGTACCTTCCTGGCACGGATACCGCCCTTAAAAACAATTTCGTGACGATCGTCGTCAAGGTTCTGGCGGCGATCTCCTACGAATTCGAATTGCGCATGGGGTGGCTTTCGAAACAGATCCTCTTATCCACGTCGACGAGCCTTGCATGGATCAAGCTGCACGCCGCCGAAGTTGGCATTTATCAGCGTCCGGCGGCAGCTGCACGAGGAGAAATTGCCGGGACTGGCGATGCATCCACGACTTACCCTTCCGGTATCCGCTTTGTCTCGGGAAACGTCACTTATGTTTCCACCGCGCCCGTCACATCCGGCGCCGATGGTGCGCTGGTTGTACCTGTCGTCGCCGAAGTGAAAGGATCTGTCGGCAACCGCTCGAACGCCGGGCTTCTGTCTCTTGCCGACCCCGGCCTTTTTCCGACGCTCGGCACAAACTGGGTGGTTGACGATGACGGGCTCGGAGGAGGGGCGGATGCAGAGGATGGCGACAGCCTCAAGGAACGCGGCCTGCAACGCAAGCGCAATCCACCTGGTGGCGGCAGGCTGACGGATTATGAGCGCATCGTGATGGGTGTCTCCGGGGTTCTGAAAGCATGGGCTTTTCGTGTTCCCGGCTCACCGGGCGGCATTGTCGTTCATTTCCTGTTTGGCGGACGGGAAGACAATATCCCGATTGCATCGGATGTTGAGGTTGTTCAGGCGGCGATCGATGCGCAGCGGCTTATTCGTGTCGACGACAGTGTCGCCACGGCTCCGGTGCCCCGTCCTGTCGATGTGACGATCACTGGCCTTTCCGGCGATACGGCGGAGATCAGGGCGGCGATCAAGAGCGGCATAACCGCAATGTACCTCGCCAGATGTCGGCCCGGCCTGACCGGTGACAGTTTCACGGTGTCCCGCAGTTGGTACTCCGAAGTGATTTCGGGGGTGACAGGTGAAGATCGGCACACGCTGGTAGAGCCCGCTGGCGATATCGTTCTGACAGGCGGGCAGTTTCCGGTAAATGGGGAGTTCGATTTTGGCTCGTGATCCCGGTTTTAACACGCGAACCACGACGCCCAGTGCCGGTGCGCTGACCGGCGGCGTACCAAATGCCTGGGACAATCTCGCCGCACCATCGAATGATGACCTCATCGGAGGTGCGGTATCCCTGTGGCCACCTGGTCCCGCCTTCGGAACGCCAGACGGACAGGCGTTGTCTCTCACGAGCCGGCTCGCACTCTTTACCCGCGTCCTGATCTCGCCGTGGGAATGGCTTTATGCCCGGGCGTTCAAGCTCACGAGCGAAAGCACGGTCTTTGGCGTCGATGAGATGCTGCCTGATTGGGAAGTGGAATACGGCCTCCCTGACGCCTGTGGTGCAGAAGGTACGAGTGTAGCCGGCAGACTTCGCGCGCTGGAAGCGAAGCTGATGGCGGTTGCCATCATCACACCTGCAGATTTCATTCGTCTCGCCGCGTCCTTCGGTTTCACGATCACGATCGAGGAACCGGCGGTATTCGAGTGCGGCTTTTCGGAGTGCGGCGGAGCGCACACGGTCGGCGATGCGAGGCAGGAAGTTTACTGGCTTGTGACCGTAATGGATCTTGCTGTCGATTATTTCCGCTGCGGTGAAAGCGAGTGCGGTTTCGACCCTCTTTTCTCATACGGCGAGGCAGAGCGTCTGCTCTGCCTCCTGCGTCAGCACTCGCCCGCTTGGGCAATCCCTGTCTTGGCAAGCTAATCGGAGCCAGCAATGAAGTATTATCCTCCATACGGATCGACTGATCCGGATGCACCTTATGTTGACAAGGACGTACCAGGCGCCGTGCGTGGTTCCGCCGTCCCTGCGAAAGCGATCGAGCGGCCGCAGAGAGAGATTGTAGACTTCCTTCTCAAGTCTGGTCTCATTCCTTCAGATGCAAACCAACTGGCGCAGGCGGTCCAAACAGGCAAGGTTAATTTCGCTGTTGCTGCAGGAACTGCAAATGCCTTGACAGTGACGCTCTCGCCAGCGCCGCCAGCGCTTGTTGCTGGTATGTGCATCAGAGTAAAAATCGGTGCAACGAATACCGATGCTGCAACCCTCGATGTAAATGGTCTTGGCCCATCCGCCATACAGACGAAATTTGGGGCACCAATTTCGCGCGGCGCTCTTCCTCTAGGATCCGTGTCCACGTTTGTTTTTGATGGAGCAGCATGGCGTCTCGCTGATTTGGCGCTTTCAGATGTTCCAATGAACTTTGGGCAATGCCGCCTTTCGGTTAAGTCAGCCACAGCTCTGTTGCTCTCGCCGTATTCCGGCAATTCGCTGATGATTAACGGCAGTCCTGTAAAAATTCCATCTGGCGGAGTGGCGCTCACCAACGCTGGTCTGTCAGCTAATACGGTCTATAACGTCTACGCCTTTGTGTCGGGTGGAACTTTAACGCTAGAGGCTTCGGCAGCAGCACATTCGACAGATCCGTCAACCGGTGTTGAGATCAAGACGGGCGATCCGTTGAGAACGCTAGTTGGTAAAATCCGCACTAACGCGACATCCAATTTCGCGGATACGACTAATTACCGGGGATGCATCAACTGGTTCAATCGTCGTCAGCTGAACGTCACTGGTGGCTCTGGTACCAACAGCACTTCCTCGACCGCGTACATCGACATGGGTGGGCCGATATCATGTTCATTCCTGACGTGGGGTGACGAGGCGCTATTCAGCGTCGTCAATGGCTTTGCGAGAAGCGATACGGTGGGCGGCGGAGCCAACATATCTCTGACGTTGGATGGCGTGCAGGGGTTTGGCTCCGACAGCGGCATGCAGGCTTCAACCGCAGGCTTCAACCAGGCCATTATTTCGACAGCGTCTTACACGCCCGCCGAGGGGTGGAGAACCCTTAGCTACGTAGGACGCACTGGTGGCTCCGGAAACATGATCGTCACGATGGCAATCCAGACGATTGTAAGGGGATAAATTATGTTCGCTGTACTGAATACCTCCGGGGTTGTTTGCGCCCTTAGAGAAACAGATGACCCCATCGCAGACGTGTTCACGATCGTCGCGGTTGATGCCGGGAAGCCTCCATCTGTTGGAGATATAGGCTCGCACAAAAGCGATGGTAGCTGGGACTTCAAGCCTACAAAGTCCGACATCAGCCTTGATGATCTGAAATCTGCATTGAAGATCAGGATTGATGCAGCCGCAGAGGCTGAGCGTCTCAAGTACATCACATCAGGTGCCGGGCAAGCGCTCACATACATGCAGAAATCTGATGAGGCGCGGCGTTATCTCGCGGCTGATGAACCAGATGCCGATGACTATCCATTGTTGTCCGCAGAGGTTGGAATAACCGCTCCTGATATTCATGGCGTAGCGGTGATAGTTTCTGCGGCGTTTAGCCAATGGCAGCAGATCGGCGCCGCTATCGAAGCCGCCCGCCTCGGTGGTAAGGCTTCGATTGAAACGTCAGAAACAGCGGCTAACGCTCAGGCTGCCTTCGATTCTATTGCTTGGCCGGCGGTGTAAAAAGTGAGGCCCGCCGATCTCGTTGGAGCGCGATCGTCGCGGGCCTCGAGCCACCGAAGAATTGGGAACGACGATAGCGATATTTCAATGCGCTGATAGAGGGAAAGTTCCTCAGCGCAGACGACACAAAAAAGCCCGTCACCTGGCGGGGTGACGGGCTCACGCTTAAGTGTTGCTTGCAACACCTCTGCATTCTCTGATGCCTGTTCTTGGCATTCGTGTCGTTGGAAATAAAGTAGCGCGTATAGATTGCGCAAAGCTTACGTCCGAATAGCAACTATTAGCTTTCAAAACAAAAGAGACCCGTCGCTCCGCCAAGCGCCGAGGCCTCAATGCCGCAGCCTGTTTCAGGGGACGTGCGGCACATCCCTATGGCGACAGACAAGCTCGCCGTCAATCAACAATAAGGAGAACGCCCATGGCGACTGTACGCGATGTACAGCAGCGCTTGATTTCGCTCGGCTATGATGTCGGGCCGGCTGGCGCAGATGGCATTCCAGGCCGCAGCACAACAAAGGCCGTGGCGCGGTTCCAAGAGGATAAGAAGCTATCGATCCTCTATCCCGGCACGATCGGCCCGAAGACGCTCACGGCGCTTGGGCTGAACGACAACAAGCCCATGGTGCCGCCGTGGGTAACGGAGGCCCGCCGCTTCCTCGGCCTGCATGAGGTGAAGAACGCCAAGGCGCTGGATAAGGCGCTTCGCCTCGATGCGAGTGAAATCTCCTGGTGCGGCGCGTTCGTCGGCATGGTCGTTGCCACGGCACTGCCGAAAGAGCCGATGCCAGCGAATCCACTCGGCTCTCGCAACTGGCTGAAATTCGGCAAGCCGCTGGACGAACCACAGATCGGCGCCATCGCCGTCTTCTGGCGCGGCTCAAAAGATGGTTGGCAGGGCCACGTCGGTATCGTCGTCGGCCACGACAAGACACATCTGCATATCCTTGGCGGCAACCAGTCCGATTCCGTCAGTGTCGCGCGCATCGCGAAAACTCGACTGCTCGGCTATCGCTGGCCGATCACCTATCAGGACGCGCCGTTTGCCGCCCTGCCAATGACCACGATTTCAGCTTCCGTCACCACGAACGAAGCCTAACCCTCTCCATCAAAGGAACGATCATGTTCAAGTCTCTGCTCATTATGGCAGCGGCAGCCTTTGGCTTGTCCGCGTGCCAGTCCACCGGATCGATCGATACCGGCATTCGCAATAGCCTGCCGCAGGTCTGCTCTGCCGGCGAAACCGCCTTTGCCGTGCTTCAGCCATTCATCGCGGCCGACAGGCTCAAGCCAAAGACCGCAGCAGCGGCTCAGGCGGCCTACCAGAGCCTTCAGCAGGTGTGCGCGAACAAGGGCACGGCAACGCTAGCATCGACGCTGGTGGCGGCCTCAAGCGCCTATCTGACCATCAGTATCGCTGTACGCGAAGCCAAGAAGGTGGAAGGTTAAGACGATGCGAATTACCTATATCCTTGCCGCGACGGTCGCCATTCTCTTTATCGGCGCATTCATCCTCTGGCCCGCCTTTGCGCAAGAGACGGAAGCGGTGATCTCGCCGTCATCGATCTGGTACGATCTCTGGACGATCGTGCAGCCAGTCATCGTCTTGTTGGTGTCAACGGTCGGCCCGGCGCTCGTTACCTGGTTGAGCGTCCGGCTCATCGCCCTGCTGAATATTTCCGATGAAAAGCAGCGTGTCGAAATTGAGGCACGATTGAGGGCGGCCCTGCATGAATCGGCAATCAACGCACTGAAGTACGCCGTTACCAGAACTGGATTGCCGCTGGCGGTCGGCAGCGTGCCTGGTCAGGTCCTAGATGCCGCCATTGAATATGTGGCGCAAAAGAACCCCGAGGCTCTGGCGAAACTCGGGGTCGATTTACCCAGCCTTCAGGACATCATTATGTCCAAGGTTCCCGAAGTGGCAAAGGCGGTCAACTGACCGTCTTTGCCTTTCACATTCGCGAGGGCATGGGAATGGAACTGTCGAACGAGATCGGCGGATGGTTTCTGCAGCACGGGCCATTCGGAGGCTTCGCCCTGCTCATGGTAATTTTCTACATCTATGAGCGGATCGGCAGGGCCAAGGATCGCGAGGCGCATGATGCCCGCATCAAAGAGCTTCAGGATGATCATATCGAGACGCTGAAGACGCTCGCGCCGCTTGTCCAGAAATTCACCGACACCATGGATACGGTGCTGCCGGTCATGGTGTCGAAC